GATTCCGGCAGGCTCGTCCGGTCGTTCGGGAAGAACCGCAGGGGGGTGTAGTCGTAGTCATGCTCGGTCCACTCGCCGGTGTCGAGGTCCAGAACGTACATAATATCACCGATCTGGAGCCGGTACTGCCGCTCCTTCCGGTCAAGGATGCCGATTGCCGCCTCGAGGGTCGCCGTGGGCGTGTCGTGCAGATCCTCCCGCCAGGTCGGGTTAATGACCGTGATATTCCCCAGCGTGAACCGGATAACAGCGTTGTAGTCGAGGAAATACAGCGCATCGTCGTAGGCTGCAAGGGAGAGCGCCGAGGCAATTCCGTATCCCTTCGTCACCGAAATCGGCACGAACCCCAGCTGCGAGTCCTTCCGCAACACGATAATGCTCCTGCGCTTCAAGGCGCAGATATGCCGCGACAGGGGCGCTGCCACCACCAGCTCGTCCCCATCGTCGTACTCGAGGTTGATGGCGTGGAGCGCGTTGTTGGGGAATACGTCATTCTGGAACAACCCGTCACCGTGGATGGCCGCGGCGAACAGCTTATTCACGTAGAGGGTATCGTTCGATGCGTCCCGGACACCCGCGGCGTACATTCTGCCGTCGATCACCGTCAGCGTCGAGGCCCGGATAATGCCGTCATCGTCCGCGTCCCGGCCAATATCCTCGGTCACCAGGACAGAATTGTCCCACTCCGACACCGTGATGGTGAAGGATGGATTTTCAGCCGTTTTATGGACCCCGAACGGAAATGTCCGCGTGTCGGAGATACCCAGCACATCGGCCAGGTCTATGTCCTTCACCTTGTAGAACCGCACGTTGTCGTTCGAGAGGTAGATGCTCACCCGGTCGCACCGGCGCGAGAGGCCCCCGAGGCTCCGGTACACGGTGAACCTGATTTGGCTCTGAATCGTGAGCGTCAGGTTGTTGTTGGCCGTAATCGTGGACCCCCCGGTCACCCTGAACGCATCGTAGAGGATGGTTGTGGAACCGTCATCCATCCGGAGGGCGTATTTCATGTAATATGGTCCCGCCACCAGCCCGTTCGTCGTGTCCAGAAACTCGAACGTGTCCACCGCCACGAACGCCCCGTATTTCCAGACCTCCAGCGCCGCGGTGTCCAGAATCAACCCCTCCATCTCCCGGACCACCTGCGTGAAATCCCGGTTTTTCACCATGAGCGACACCGCCAGCGAGTCGTTCCCGCTGGTGAACCGAATCTCCGAGAGCAGGTTCGTCATCCAGCTCACAATGTCGTAGGGCAGATCGCGGGGGATGAAGCTCCGTTGCAGGAACAGAATGTCCCCGACCCCGCGGGTCGGATATTCGGCCATGTTGTGCGGGACCTTCAGGAAGTATTTGGCCCCATCGTACCCGCAATCGGTCACCAGGTCGTAATTCTCCGCATCGGTGTACGCCTCGTACACGATCGTCCACCCCTTGAAATACTCGTCGTTGAACACGTCCCCGCCCGGATCAGCGGCGAGGAACCCGAACGGCGCAGCCCCCTCCGATATGTTGATCTGGTCGGGGCCTCCGGGCGTGACGTAGATGGTCAGCTCCACCAAGTCGAGGTAGAACGTCCGGGCCGCTGCATCGTAATTCTTGACGTAAATGGCCACGGAGATGGTATCCGACAGGACGTAGGATGTACTCCAGAGGTCCGCAACCCCTCCGAAGTCCCGGCTCTCGTTTACGGTCCCCCAGACGGTCGAGTCTGTTTTCGCCACCCCGACGAGGGAATCATTCTTGACGAGCTTGATTTCCTCGATATGGATTTCAGCCCCTGCGGTTCCCGCCTTGCCCCGAAGGTGGGCGCTGATACCGACAATCGTGGACCCTGCCGGCACAATATCCGACAACAGGACGTTCGGGGTGAGCTTCAGGTAATACGAGTTGGGTGTGGCTCCACCTGCGGCGGTGAGGGTGACCACCGCATTGATGCCATCCTCGAAGGCCGTGAAGGCCCCAGGGTCCGCTGCCGGCGAACCGTCCGCGCCCCAGGTGGCCCCGCTCCCGGCGATGACGTTGGTGAGGTAGCGCGGTCCGGGTTGGAGCGCGATACCGCTGGCAGATGCCGACCCGAGAGAGGTTATTTCAAAGACGAACTGCTCGGTCAGCTCTATCCACGAATCCACCCAGGCAGAGCCATCCCAATACGGTCGCGCCCAGACCCCCATCCGGTCCACGTGCTGCGTCACCGTGGTCCATCCCGTTTTCCGGTATGTCCCCACCACCACCGTGACGTTCTGCCCGCCGTGGTCCGGACACCAGAAATTGCGCCCGTCCTTCCAAACGAGGGTCTGCATCTTGTGAATCGCCGCGGGGAGGTAATTCGGCGCGGAGGGGTGGAAGTTGGGGAGGTTGATACCGCCCACATCGTCGAACTTCGGCAGCAGCCCCGGTTTCAGCATGAGCGCCCCGAGAATCCGGTTCAGCACCAGGTTCCTCGAGGTCCGCGCCGTCATCATCGGCGGGTTGACCACCGAGGTGACTTTCCCGCGATACGCGGGGATTTGGATGCTACTGTTCGGCACGTGTCAACGGCTGCGCTTGGCCCTGGCCGTGGCGGCTGTACATGGCCGATACTTGGCCGATCAGCTCCACCGCGTACTCCGGGGGGAGAAGAATCTGGTCGTTTTGCGTGTCGTTGCTGTATGGATTGGGTTTGGTGCGGATTTCCGCGGTGACTACCCCGAGCGCCGGCGCGGAGCTTCCGAGGAAGAAGTAGAGCGTGTCGCCGGCCTGACGGTAGGCCACCCGCGACACCATCGAAGGTCGCAGCGGGAGGGCGTTGAAACCGTCCGCGTCCGGCACGAAATCGAACGTCCCCTGTCCGGGCCGCGTCACGGAGTCCTTGACCGAAATCACGCGGTCGAAATAGAAGGCCGAGAGGGAGGCCGATTGGAGCGCCTGCGAGCGCATCACTTGGACAATCACCGCATCGGAAAGCGGATTGTAGGTGTCCGCGAAACCGGTGGGGGCGATCAGCTCAATCTCCGCTGTCGCGCCTCCCTTGACCACCCGAAACAGCAGGTGACCCACACCAACCGTCAGCCCAGCGGCCCGCATGAACGTCACCGCAAGAATCGCCCCGGTCTGGAACGTCCCAGAGCTGCGGGTGATGGAAGTTTCAGAGAAGGCGGTAATGAGGTACGGACCGGCATAAATGACCGTTGTTCCTGGAACCACTCCCGGTCCGGTGGCGAGAAGCTCCGTATCGGAGGACACCGAGAGGGTCACGCTCGATTGGTAGAACGGGTCGGCCTGGAGCTTCTTCCAGAGGTCCATGAGCGCCACCGTCACGTACTGCTGGCGCATCTCCGGGAGGATTTCGACCGAACGGATGCCTGCCGCACGTGCGGCCATATCGTCGAGCTGGCGGTATGTGAGGTTCGTTTTCATGTGGCGAGGTTCCCAGCACCGTCACGGATGGCCCGCTGGACCATCTTGTCCCGGATGGTCGCATCCCAATACGGGTGGAGCGATACGTCTGTGGCGTTTGCCACCGTCAGGTCCACGTGATTGATGACCATGAGCGCCTGCACCTCCGTGGCCGCTGCCGCTGGTGAAATGATGAGGTCCGTCCCCAGCTCGTAGAACACGGGCCGGTCGGTCGAGGCCTGGAGCATCGTGTCCCGGTCGGTTTCCAGAAGGTGAATGTCCCCCGGCAACACGCGGGTGAATATCTTGCCGTTCGCGGTGTCCTTCAGGGAGATGATGAACTGCGCCGTGGTCGGCCTTGCACCCACTCCGAGGGTGATGGTGATGGGGGAGGACCGCTGGAGGTACTGCGGTATCTTCTCCAGCCCCGGGTCCTTCAGGGCAATCATCTCCGCGAGGATGTCCCGGATGGCATCGTTCTCGTACACGACGAGCAGGGCCGAGAGATACCGCTTGTTGGCATCGTCGGAGGCCGCGGCGCTCGTCCGGGCGTCCTGGAGCCTGCGGGCCGCGGCGAGGATGTTGGCATCGAATCGGGGGCTTGGCATATCAGTACCCCAGCACGTCTGTCGTGTGCTTCGTTTCGATGGGGGCGGTCGTGGTCGTGACCGTGTGGCTGATCTTCTCGTCGAGCTTCATTTCGTACAGGGGGGTGTTGTCGCCCACCACGCGGGCCACCAAACCCTCCACCAGCACCGGATCCCATCCCGCATCGACCGAGGGGTCTGCGCCGAGGGCGGTGGGGGCCGGCAGGGCCGCGTAGTAGATCGTGACCGTTTCGACGGCCTGCGGTATCGGGTAGAGGTCCACGTACACCTTCCACGCGAATGCGTAGAGGGGGTGGGGCCAGATGATGCACCGGTTCTTCAGGTCCGTCCAGGCCGGCACACCCTCCACGAACTTCAGGCAGGCCTTTCCGTCCCCCGCTTTCCACCGTGGCGGGACTTCTGCGCCCAGCAGCTTGTAGATCGGATACCCCAGCGAGTACACGCTTTGACCGGGGATGAGGGTGAGCGGGGTCCGCTCCTGGATGGCGAGGCCGCGTTCGCACACCTCCCGCTCCACGCCAGAGAGCAGGGCCAGAAGCTCCTGGGCCTGGATTTCCTTCTGCGCGAGGTCTTTGATGCGCCGCTGGGCCTGTTCAATGATCTGGTCCACCCTTCCGAGGCTCATATCAGGTCTGCCTCAACGAGCTTCTGCCGCAGTTGTTCCTCCGTGGCGAAATCGGGACTCCCGGCCTCGGTCGCCTTCACCTTCGCCACCGCAAGGCTCTCGTAGGGGTTCGGGACGCTCATCACCGACCCGCTCATCGTGGTCACGCGGTCCGGGTTGGCCTCGTACCAGATGGCCAGCCTCGTCGTGGACAGGTAGGGGTACGCGCTCTCCAGGGTGAATACGTAGAGGTTGTTCCCTTCGACGCAATACGCCCCCTCCACCACGTTGTCCGCGTCGAACGGCATGGCGAAAATGTCCGATTTCGTGGAGGGTTCCGTCATCTGGAGCAGGGTCGCGTTGTTGAATTGCAGGTCCACCCCGAGGATGCTCCGGTAATGCAGCGTGGAGATGCTGAACAGCACCACGTTCCCGTAGGGACCGTCCACTACCTGCGAGCCATCGGTGATTTCGTTTCCGAACATGGTCAGCTCCTTATGGTTTCGGTGGAGGTTTCTCGACCGTGAACGTGACTGTCCCGCTCACACTCGTTGCAGGGACCGGAAGCGTGACCCCTCCGGTGACGGTGTTGGGGGTCGCTTGGAGAGCGCCGTTCCATCCGTTTTTGTACCCCTGATCGTAGAACCGTTTGGCCATCCCCGCGGTATCGCAGGTCACCACCGGAGGGGGGAAATCCGGACAGCCGTTGTTCGAGGCTGGTCCGGGCTGATTTTTGCAGCTGTCCTTCACGTCCGGTACACCATCTCCATCGGTGTCGATCGCTGGGGGCGGACTACTCCCGCGGGCGAACACCCGTTCGATCATCCGAGCATGCCAATACCGCCCACCAGGAGGGGGGAAGTCGGTCGCGGACACCTCGCTGCCGAGGTTCCACCAGCACACCCCGCCGAGCTTCATGCTGTCCACCACCTTGCGGGTCGCAATCATCCCGGAATCGCGGTCCGGCAGGGCCACGAACGTCCAGAGGTTCGACCCCAGCCTGAACCAATAAGCCTGCGCGATCTGGTCAAAGTAGATTTCATTCCCAGGAACCGTGGAGAACTCATCCCACCAATCCGCGAAATCATCGTCCCCGCCGCTGGATGGACCGTTCAGGGCCTGCCGGATGGTCGAGGCGTTGAGCCACTCCCCGCCGTTGAAATCCACGCCCACATTGATCTTGTTCATGGGCCACCCACCGTCCCGGACCCGGATGGCCATGCGCTGCATGCTGGGCGCGATTGCATTGACCCCTGATACACAACACGAATCGGTGGCCCCCCCGGTCCCGTCCCAATTCTTGTACGATTTCGGGCTGTTGTCGAAGGTCACGCGGCCCCAGCTCGTCCCGTTGTAGTCGTAGCACATTAGGTTGAGGAACGCCACCTTGCTCTTGATCGTCGCCGTGGCCCATTTGATCGCGTTCGGAACCCCTGCGGTCATCACGATGTACGGGCGCTCGGTCGCGTGAAGCCCCTGCCAGCGCTTCTGGAGCGAATCGTTGAGCGCCGTTAGGAATTGCGCCATCGAAGTCGTGTTGTAGCTGTTGCTCTCGAAATCAAACTCGAAGAAGTCCATGCGGTTCTGGTCGAAGTACACCAGATACTTGGAAATCCACGGCCCTTGTGTCGCGGCCCCGCCGTTGACCATCGTGACCAGCGAACCGTCACCGGAGCCGCCGAGGGTGATGCCTGCGGCGACACCCTTGCCGTGGGCGTAGGCCGTGGCCGGACCGTACTGATTCACGTAATAGCTCTGCGGAGGGGTGTTCCCGTTGGCCGCGAATATCCCCACGTGCGTGGTCGCCTTCCAGGGCAGGCTGTCGGCCGGCACGTCCCCCGCGGTGTACGGCAGCGGCCATTTCGTATCGTCGTAGGTCAGCCACACGTAGCTGATGCCGGTGTACTGCCCGAAGGCCGTTGAGGCCAGCAGGAGCAACAATATCAGAATCCGCTTAATCGTTCGCATCGGTCGCCTCCTGGGTGACGGTGAGCTGGGTGAGATAACCGATACCGGGGTTGACGCAGCTCAACCGCACACCTACCTTCACCGGTGGCGATTGGGCTACGGGTGTGCCGCTCGATATTGCATAACTCAATTCCACCTCCGGGGCCAGAATGTCCAGATGGGTAATATTGGTTCCGGTCGCTGAATCAACCGGCACATCGTCCACCAAGAGCGTCACTTTCCACGCCCGGACGTTGCTCGAGGTCAGGGCAAACGCCGTGACCCGGATGAACCGGTTTTCTGCGCGTGGGCGGATGTAGCGCTCCATGATGATGTTCCCAGCCGTCTGGTTCGTCCGGAAGGTATCAGGTCCGGGGACCGAGCTGTTCAGGGCCGTGTCGGCCACCCCACCCGCGGAGTAGATGAGGTAGCTCGTCACGGGTCGAACCTGCGCGATCAGCTTTGCCCGTATGAGCGAGGAATCGGCCACCGTCCCCACCGGGGTTCCGGGTTTCAGCTTCGTCCGGCCTCCGGTCGTGTCCACCAGAAGCGCCTGCCCGTGGATCAGCCCCGCCAGGGAGGCAGAATCCAAGTACACTCCGGCCACCTTGATACCTTTCGCCGCCCGCAGCGAGTCGAGGTTCAGATTGAGCGCCCGTTTCAGCGTGTGCCGTCCCGCGGTCGTGTCGGCCACCAGCGCCTCTCCGGCCTCGAGGCCTGCGAGGCTGGCAGAGTCGATGTACCAACCCGCCACGTACAACCCCTTCAGGTTGTAGCCGGTGTCCACCATGATCGTCTGGTACTGCGGATTGCGCCGGTCCCGCGCCGGCTGGGTGTCCGCGTTGTTGCAGCTCGAGCCCCACGCCATCAGCACCAGCGCGAGGGGGAGCATGCCGAACGCGAGGGGAAGCATGTCACCGTTGAAAAATCGTTTCATGGTGGTCCTTTAGATGTTCGGAATTGCCGTGTAATACACGGTCGTGCCATCGGCCAGGGGATGCGCCGTGAACCCGGAAGCGTCCTGCTCGATCAGCGGAGCGTCCACGTTCAGGCCGGTATCCGACCACACCATCAGGGTGTAATCCCCCACGATGGGGCCGCCGTCGAAGTCGATCCGCGTCCCTGCCGCATCGGCCACCGCGTTGCCTCCGCGCCAATTCGCCGGCGTGAACACCGTCAGGACCGCGCCGTCATGGGTGGAGGCCCGGAAGTCGGTCAGCCCCTTGTCGTGCATCCGGTCCGCAATCCACTGATACGCGGCGTTGAGCTTGGCCATCTTCTCCGCGTCGGTCAGGGCGTTGAAGGCGCTCCCGATCTGGATGGCCACCGAGCTGTTCAGGATGTTCGAGAGTATCGGCATGGTCCCTCCCTACCTCAAGACGGTACACCGGTACACGGCGGTCGAGCTGCCCGTTTTGAACCGGAGAAAGCGCCTGTTGACGAGCGCGTCGATGGTCAGGGCGCTGGAGATGGGGATGGTGAAGTACCTCCCGGCCACCGTGTCGTTCTCGAGGGCCACGATCAGCGGGATGCTCCCGCTTGTATTCGTGATGATGACCCGCTTTATCAGCGTCTTGGACCCGATGAATGTGCTGTCCCACGTCACGCTGGCCGTCTTGGTCGTTTCTGCGGCCTCCGTCACGTGTATCTGGGCGCTCGAGAGCGATACCAGCAGGAAGGTCAGCGCGGCGAGGATAATGAGCTTCATGGAGCGTCCCTTTCGTGTGATAAATCTGAATTATTACGTGATAAATCTGTTTTATCTGGTGAATCCCCGTGTTCGCGGGACCGGCCAGGTGACGGGTCCGGATGAGCTACCGGCCTGGTAGGCGGTCCCGCGGTGGGGAATGTCTTACTCGTCGCCGCTGTTGCCCTTGTTGGCCTGCTTCTTCTCACGCTCCGCGGCCGCTTCGGCCTTCGTCCGCTTGGCTTCCTCGGCCTTGATTTCCTTCAGCTTGGCGTTGTTCGCGTCCGCTTCGGCCTTCTCCTTGTCCGCGGCCTTTTTCTCCTGAATGCCGACGATGAACTCGTACACCCGGCTCTTGTCCGTGGTCGAAAGCTCCGCGACCATGTTCATCAGCGTGTGTTCCTCGAATGCCGGCTTCATCTTCCACTCGTCCGGGTTGGCTTTCCCCTCTGCCACCGTGTACACGCCCGGATTGCTCTTGAGGTAGGCGTTTCCCAGCTCGTCCGGAATCTCACAATCCGGGGTGAACGTGTACACCGTGGCCCCCTTCTTGATCGTGTGGGGCAACGGGATGTGTTTCGCTACTCGCAGTTTCATGTGATACGTTTCTCCATTTCCTGGGGGATGATTAAACCCCCGCCCCGCGGCGGGCCACAACCTCCCCCATTGGAGTCGTGACCCGCTGGTGCGGATTGGGGATGATTACAGCGTGGCGCTTACGTCTGGGTCCACGTGCCGTTCGCACCGCTTCCCACCGCGAGGGTTTTCACCCAGGTGTCGCCGTTGGTGGTGTCGGTGAGGACGGACCCGTTCGGGGCGCTGTCGAACAGCGTGGAAGGCGCTCCCGCGTACCAGATGAGGTGGACCACCCCGGCGCTCCCCTGCATCGGGAAGATGTAGCTGGTGGCGGGGTAGCTGTACGCTGCCTCGTAATCCACCGGCTCCGGGACGTGGGTGAGCAGTTGATTGTTTGCCATCGTGATGTTCTCCTTCGGTTCGTTGTTTCGTCGTGTCGTGAATTAGCCCTGGACCGCTGACCTACCGCACGTCCTTTGCAGGAATGTGGTAATAGCACCGGACGTGCATCCAGAGCTTGTTCGAGCTGGTGAGGGTGTTGCCCGCGGCCAAAGCCAAGAGCTTCACCTTCAGGAGGTCCGAGGCCGCGTAGGCGCTCCGTGGGAGTAGATATGTCCCCAGCCCCGCCGCGTCAACGGTATCGACCGCGGTGTAGCTCGAGTACCCACTTCCCATGAAGTTGACCGACCAAGAGTAAATCGTCTTGATCGAATCGCCTGTCGCGGTTGCCCGCCACTCGATACGTACCGAATCCGGTCGTACCCCCGTGAGGTCCGGCGTGTTGCTCCCGCCGTATTCCAGCGGAATGACCACGGAGGTGTCGGCTTCGTTGTTCGTGATCGTGTTGTTGGCTACCACCTGGTAGTCCATCGTCACGATCTGCGCGTTCATGGACACCGCCCCCAGAAGGAGCAGCGCCATGATGAGGATGAAGTTTCTCATGGTGTCTGTTGTCCTTTCCGGGTTAGACGTAGGTGAGCGCGTAGGGCGAATAGGTCGCCCCGACCAGCGAGGACGTGTTTTCCCAGAAGTCCCCCGCCGACAGCCCGGAGATGAGGCCCAGGGTGTCGTAGGTTTCGTTCCGGACGCAGGACTTGATCATGTCCAGCGCGAGGCCCTGCCAATTCATGTAGTCCTCGTCGTCGTCCTTCAGGCTCATTTCTTCGCCCGTGGCCAGCGACAGCATGGATTGGCCGCACAGAATCGCCACCGCCTTGTTGCCGGTGTCGAACGTGCTGATCGCGTTCCCCGTGAAATGCCCAGCCGCACGCTCCGCAGCGGTCGGCCTCGGTCCGTACTCCACCTTCCCGGACGTGACGTTGCCGTCATCCGCGTTGGTGTAGGCGCACCAGAGCATGTTGTCCACGTAGATCACCGCGCCGTCGATGTAGCACATGGCCCCGTTGCCCAGCGGGCTGTTGGCCATGTCCGTGATCGTGAGGCTCTGCGCGAGGGTCACGAACTCCGGGTCCTGACGGAGCTGATTCCACTGCGCGTCCTTGATCCAGACGGGGTAGAACGGAAATCCGTTCTTGGTGACGATCGGCCGGATTTTCTTCCGGGGCGCTTCCTGGACGAGGTTGCGGATGAACGCCACCGTCATCTTGTCGGAGGCCACGTTCGTGAGGCCGTCCAGCGCCGTTGCCACCGCGGATTCGTACCCGGACGTTCCGGGCCGTCCACCGGCGTAGCCCACTTCGCCCGAACCCGCGACGAAGAAGTTGGGATGGCTCACCCGGGCCTGTCCCAGCCCGCCGTTGACCACCGGGGCGATGATCTCCTGGCTGTACCCCGCCAGAATCGCCTCGAGGATGCACGACGGCATGAAGTTCTGATACCACTCCATGAGCTGGTTCGACCCGCTGAAGATCGCCTGCCGCGCCCACTGCTTGATCTTCTGGCGCTCGTAGCCGGTGGGAGGCGTGTAGCCCTTCCTCCAGCGGTTGATCTTCACGGGACGGAAGCCGTATTTCGCGGTTTCCTCCTTGCCGCGGAGCGCCTTGTCCCCGAAGATGGGCAGGCCGTCGAGGACCGCCCTGATCGGGATGAGCATGTCGGTGCGGCCTTCCTGGATGAAGGCATCCACGGTTTCGACCGGTGCGCCGCTCCAGCGCGGGCCGTTCGGACCCTGCGCCACCACCTGATCCGCGGTGGAACCTCCCCCGTTCTTGATGTAGTTGGGGGCAATCCACTGCGCGAACCGGCTGACGTTGTACTGCTGCCGGCGCATTTTCTCCCCGAGCAAGGTCCGCAGCTCGGGATTGCCGGACAGATCGAATAATGCTACTGCCATGTGCGTAATCTCCTTGAGTTATTTGCCGTTCCGGCCCACATTTATCCGGGCCGTTGGGCAATTCCATTGATGGCCGCGTCGAGGTCCGCGTCCCCCAGCCCCCGCACCTGGTTCGGGTCGTTCAGCGTGACCTTGCGGTCCGCGCCTCCGGTCCGACCGGGGATGGTGACGGTGGATGCTGACCCTACGGCCCGTTGTTGAAGGTCGTTGAGCGTTTTCCGGTGGGCTTCCTGACCGGCGTGCGTACCCTGGAGGTTGATGCGTGCCGCCATGTCGTCGAAGTTGTTGGCGAGGAAGTACCGTTTCACGGCATCTTTCACCGGATACGGGATTCCCGCGTTGTCCTTCAAGCTCATGGGGTCCTTCAGGGCCGCGTCGAGAATCGCGTCCATCTTGGCTTGGTCCATCCCCAGCTGGTACTTCTCGTTCGCCAGCTTGATGAACTCCAGCCCCTCGGACCGCGCCGTGTCGAACGCGCCCTGCTCACCTTTGTGAGCGCTGACGTATTCGCGCATGGTCTTTTTGACGTTGCCGTCAACCTCCCGGGCCGCTGCCCGGAAGTCCATGTACAGCGGCGGGTCCTCGATGCGGAGCGCCTCGATCTGCGCCTCGGTCTTGGGAAACGGGATGTTCCGCTTCTCAAACTCCTTCACGATGGGATGGCGCAACAGCCCCTGGCCCAGCTCGACCTTATAATACTTCCCCAGCGCCTCCCTGTCCTCGGGGGCCAGGTCGGCGTAGATGGCATTATCGTCGTTGGAGGCTGACCCAGAACCCTCGGCCGCATTCCCGGCTCCGGTGTTCTTCCCTGCCTCCAGCTGGGCGTTGTAGCTGTCGCGCATCTTCGCGTAGGTGGCTTCGACCTTCGACCAATCGCCGGAGGCCTTCGCCTGTTCGATCAGCGGGGCCAGGAGGTAGTCGGGGGCGTTGACCTGCTTGCCAATCTCCCCAACCCCTTTCTCCAGCTCGTCCGCGCTCTTGAACCTTCCCGCCAGGAGTTTTTCACCCTGTCCGGGGGCCGGGGCGGTTTGGCCGGCTGCGGCAGGGGGCGTTGCGCTTCCGGGGGCGGGTGCGGCTGCTCCCGCCTCTGAACCCGTGGCCGCGGGAGGTGCGCCCGTGGGCGGCTCCTGTGCGGTGGGTGCGTCGGTCGGGGTGTCGCTTGCGCCGGTGGAGGCGATTGCCGAAATCTGTTGGTCAAGCTGTTCGCTCGACAGGTCTTGCACGTTCGTGTTCTCGTCACCGTTCATGGGGGTGTATCTCCTATCGTGTTGGGGGTCCAGCCGGCGCTGCCGCTTTCGGGGGCGCTGCTGGTGTTATGAGGTCTTTGGCCTGCTGGGCCATCTGCATCCGGGCCTGCGTTTCTGCGATCTGGGCGCTGCGCTGCTGTTCCATCTGCGTCACCCCGATGCGGTCCTGGATGAACTTCGCAATTTTCTTCCCTTCCGGCACGCCCATGTTCTGGAAGATGAGCGAGGCCACGTACTCCTTCGTGATCGGGTCCGATATGAGTTGGACCCCATCGGCCATCTTGGCCACCACTTCCTCACGCTGGGATTCCCCCAGGGCCTGCATATCCGGCTTGAAATCGAACTCGCTTTTCGTAATGTCGTTCTTCACCCCTTCGAGGGTCTGCTGGTTCAGCACCAGCCAATACGGGTCCCCCTCGTCGTTCAGGAGGCGCACCATCCGCTCGAACGGCATGAACACCTGAAGCTCCTTGAACGTGTACCGAAACACCCCGCTCATAAACTCCTGCATGTTGTCGAAAAAATGGGCCGTCATTATCTCGCTGTTGGCCGCACGTTCCTTGAACAACCTGCCGCTCTCCCCGGCGCTCTCCTGGTAGCCGCGGGCGTTCGGGGAGATCCCGGAGATGACTTCGTGCAGGTCCTTCCCTTCCTCGCTCATCACCTTCAACATGTTGAACACTTCCGGCTGGGGGTGGGCGCGTTTGGGCGCATCCCCCTTCGTCACCTTGAAAAAACGGATGACATTGCGCTTTTTCGAGGTCCACGCCTCCAGGTCCTCCTTGTCGATGCTGTTCTTCGGCGCGTCGATGCCCGGATTCACGCTGTCCATTGCCACCTCGAGGGCGGTCATCTGGCGCTGATTGAAGAAATCGGTGGGCGCAATCAGCGCGTCCATCACCGACCGGCTCTTGGTCACGTCCGGGTGGAAATCGTAGCACAGAACCCATTTGATCGAATACGCAGACTTCTGGACCGGGTAGGGCATCTCCATCACGAAACGGTCCTTCAACAGCGCCGGCACGCTCACCGTGATGTAATACAGCTCGGTCGTGACCTCCTGGGTGAAGCTTCCGGGGGAGGATGCGGCCAGCTTCTGCGCCACCACGGCCTCGTCCTGCTGCGCGTCCGGGGTCATGGGCAATTCCTCGACGTTGCCCATGATGGGGTCCACCATGTACTTCTTCGTCACCATGCGCCGGTCGTGCCACTCGATGCACCGGTACAGGCCTTCCTGCGCGTTCACCAGGTCGCTTATCAGCCCCTCGCGCTGGCGGGCCTTGTTGTCCGCGCTCCAATTCGATTCGGTGAAATTCCAATTCATAATGCGGTCGAACCAGCTGCGGGCCTTCCCCCACAAGGATACGCTGGCCCCTTCGTAGGCTGCGGCCTCGGAGCGGATCAGGTCGATGGTCGGCTGGTCGAGGTATTTCTTGTAAATCTGGATAATCTCGTCTGCCGTCAACATCGGGCTGTACGAGAGGTGCTTGCAATCCTTCTGGTCAATCCGCTTTGCGTCCGTGTCGAACATGCACAGGAACGGGTCCAGCCGGCTGGTGTAGTGATTCCCCTCCGGGTCGTCCCGGTAGTGGTAGTAATTCGTCACGAATCCAACCCCACCGATCGCTGCGTCGAGGCCTGCCGCGGCCATCTCGTTGTACCCGCTGCATCCCTCCATTGCCCAATCGTTGACCAGGCTCGAAATCATCGGGGCGCTCTCCACGTCATCGGGACTCATGGGGACCGCCTTGATCTTCGTGGTATCGCGCTTCAGCTTGCCGGCGAGGTACAGGATGGTCTGATTCGGCAGCTGGAACTCGAGGGCCGGCCTGCGGTCCTCGGCCAGCTGTTCGCGGGCCTTCTGGGTCAGCATGTCCCCAATCGAATACCGGTATGCCTTGTACTGCTTCTCCCGAAACTCCCGCCAGCGGTGCTGCATGGCGGTCCACGCGGCCGTCAGGCCTGCCACGCGGTCGGTCAGGGGATTCGGTATGGTCGGGTCGTAGGGCATTACGCGAGCGCCTTACCTTCAACCCCGCGGGCCTTGCGCTCGGCGGTGCGCTTCTCGAGCTGCTCCAGCGCGTCCTTCAAAAGCTCGGTCGCAATCTCGTTCTCGGCGCAGGGGAATTTCTCCCCCAAAGCCGTCAGCCGGTGAATGAGCATCTTCAGGACTTCCTCATTCGTCGTGCCGTTGTACACGGTCCGCAGCACGCCGGACCCCTGTTGCGCGGTCGGGTCCAGCTCCTTCTTGATGAAACGGACGTGATGCCCCTCGCCTCCAGAGTCCTCGAAGTAGTCCAGCTCGTAATGGTGGTGTTCGTCAATAACCCGCATGGGGGGAGCGTCCTTTCTTTGGTTTGACTTTCTTCGCGTGATGTTTCCCGGTCACCGGCGCCTGTCCGGGCTTCCGCATGCTGTTGTAGGTCGCGGCCCCGATCCGCTGGGCCTCGTCGTAGCTCACCCCTGGCTTGCCGGCCAGCTTGTCCCGTATCCGCTCGTACATCTTCGGCATGGCCTTACTCCCGTGGTTTTGGAATCATGTACCCGACCACCACCAGGAGGCCGGAATAAATACCCTTCGCAATATCGTACAGAAAGCCCCGCGTTTCGGCGCTCATGGACCCCGGACCCCAAACAAACGCCGCCGCGTAGGGCAGCAGCACCATCGCCGCCATCGTGTACGTCAGCACGTAGAGGATATGCTTGACCGCTGGGTCCATCAATTCATCCCGATCTGGCCGCGCTCGTAATACTTACTGCGGTCCATACAATTCGTCCACCAGACGCTGCCGTCCCTCGCCTTCCATGTGTCGGCCCACATCTTCGTAGGCATCCGGTACACGAAAAACGGCATCTTGATGTTGTTGCCGTAGTCCTCCGCGACCAGGCGATAGAAATGGGCGCTCACACGTCCCCCGGTGACCATCCCCCGCCCGGGACGCTGGCGAGGGCCTGCTTCTTCATCCTCGTCCTCCAGCTCTTGACCGCGGGGTCCTTCACCGCTCTTGTTGGCTTCCAGATGGCCATATCCCTGTACCGCTGCTCGTCCAGGGCGTGATCGGGGATGTTCGGGTCATTCCCCTTCCCTTTGATGTCCTCCACGTCCTTCTCGTCGTGGACCGCGCCGGCCATCTCGTCCAGGAACGGCTGGTTCATCCCCTCCCAGACGAAAAACTTGTTCTGGCTCATCATGTCCTTGACGGCCCACCAGCCCAGCACCCTGTCCGTCACGGCATGCTCCAACACCATCCCCTCGGCCTCGAAAGCGTCCTCGAACGTCACCTCGGAGCTGATTTCCTCCAGCTTCGTCCCAATGTAGAAAGCGTCCTCGCCGGCCACGATCATCGACGGCATACGCCCCTCGGTGTACGGGAAGCTCTTGATGCGCTCCTTGATCGCCTGGGCGTGTTGCCGGCTGTTCTTCTCCCGCACGTAATACGTGAACATCCGATGCTCGTTGCGGTCGTGGTCGATGGCCGACAGGCTGAAACTACACGGGCTGGTCCACCCCGGGTCCAGCGCCCCCACCAAATCCCAGCTCTGCGGGATGGGGAAAGGCTTCACCACCTGCTTGCGCTCGAACATCTTGAAGAAATCCCCGCTGAAGGCGTACCAATCGTGTTCCAGGAGCGCCCGGGCGTAGAGCTTGCCCATCTGCCGCACGCTGGCCCGGTGCAATCCTCGGTCCACGTAGGTGTTCTGCTCGAGGTAGCCCGGAATGTACAGCCGGTCGAGAGCGTCCTTCGTCCCCTCCGGGACCATTATCCCCTTCGGGTTGATGTCCGGGTCCTCGTCGGCCAGATACCAGCGGGTTTCCCCCGGAGGCGTGCCGTCGATGAACCGCTTCCGGACCCACACCAGCCCCTCCCCGATGGGGTTGGTGCTGGAACGCACCCGCGGGGACAGATTCGGAATCTTCGAGCGACAGCGGGAGAACAGGTACAGGTACTGCGAGAGGATGAACTGCGTCAGCTCGTCGAACCCCACGAATTGGTACTCGAAACCGTGGTGGTTGAATTTGTCGCGCTCGAGGGCGAGGTGGCAGCAGTAAATCCTGGCCCCGCCGCTGTAGCCCCGGTGGACCTGCCCCCCTTTCGTGTATCGGACCGGAAACCGGAAGCTTGGACCCGGATCACCCTTCGTACCCCCGGAGTATTTCGCCCCAAAGGTTTCGTCGAGGTACATGTCCTGCGCTTCCTCGATCACGTCCGCGAGGTGGTTGGCGTTGCGCCGGAAGATCACCCCACGGTACTGCGGGACCTCGATGGCCCACTTCCCCAGGGGGAGATACTTGAATTGCAGCCCGAGCGCGTCACGAACGAGCGCCCATGTCTTGCCCGGACCCGTTTCCCCGCCGAACAACACCTCGTACTCCAGCCGGCGCAGGTACTCGGTCTGCCCACCAGGAAGCGGCCCGTACTCGGTCACATCAGTCCTCGTCCTCGTCTGGATCGGTGTCCTCATTGTCGCCGTGGCCGTTGGTAGGGACCAGAACAGCGTCAGCAACAACAGGAGGCAGAACGAGGTCCATCCGGACCGGTGCGCGTGTCGGCTCCGGGACCATCTGAATGACCGCCCCCCGGCCCTCGAGGTTGTCCGGGTCGGGGAGAAGCCGCATGGCGTATATGGCGAGTTTTTCAAGTCCCTCGAGCTTGTTGTGCATCCTGACCTTCAGCCGCCGCCCACCTTCGGTCTGAATATCCGTCACCTCGCTGATCGCCGCCAGAACGCTGTCCGGCAGCTTGTCGGAGGCCGTGTAGGTCACATTGCCCTTTGCGTCCCATTTCAGCACGTCCGATATGCGCGATAGCGCGATTGCGCGGTATTCCCGAATCACATCCACCGGTCGAACGCCCAGCTCGTCGAAGCTCTTTTGCAGCCTCTCGTCGATGAACTCCCTTATCCGGGGTTTTACAAGGAGCTTCGGCCCCTCGCTGCTGGCCGTGTTGTACGTCACCCCAGGACGCGCCCGGAGGTAGGCCTGCGTGGCGTTGAGGTCCACCAAGTACTCGAGAGCGAACACCACGTCCAGCGGGTGTAGCCCAGCTCTCGGTGCGCGTTTCGATTTCTTCGTACCTTTCGATTTTGCCATCACTTAAAAAAAAATGGGCTGGCGTGCGTCACTCACGGCGCACATCCAGCCCAGCGTTTTCCGATGCCGCGGAAACGCGAGCTATCCGATACAGGAGTTGATCGGCTGCTCACGTCCGCAAATCTACATCATTTCAACCTCCCTGTAAATGGTATTTTACCACTTATCGTTTTTTGCGTGGAATCGTGGGGTCTATCCGGTACACAATGTCCCGGAGATAATCGAACGAATACCCCAGCGGATTCAGGTCCGGGTCGGCTTGAATCTTCGTGATTGCGCCGGCCTGCCCCAGCTCGGGGGACAGATCCCGGTACGCCATCCGGATTTTCGTGAAGATTGCCAGCCTCGCCCGATTAAGCCCCGGCTTTGAGGATTTTTGCATGAAGGCCCATTATCTCCTTTCCGGGTGTCGCTTTGTCCTGTTTCGCTGGTCGTGCGCTCTGTTCCACCGGAATTGGCCGCAACTCCACCAGCAGGTCAGGCTTCATGCCGGTGAGCATAAACCTACCCGTTCGGCTGCAACACTTATCCAGGTAGCGTTTGATGCTCTGCTGGGAGCATCCGGCCACCTCTGCCCCGGAATTTAACACCTCCAGGTAGCTCCACGGTCCTGTCTGTTCGATCACCGTCCAGAGCCAGAGCCTGAAACGCCCCTCCACCTCCACGTTCTTCTTCATCTCCGCTGGGACCGCCCTTGCCTCTGCCTCCTTCTCTCTTTCTCTCTCTCTCTCTCTCTCTCTCTCACTCACTCCATGTAGCTTGTGAATCTTGTCACGTCCTCGCAGACCCCGTTTTCCCGCGCCGCGGGGGTTCTTTCGCGCATTACACCCCCGGCAGGCCGCTCCGTGGTTGCTTCCGTCACGTGGATTATTGTGCGGATTATTGTCCTTATGCTCCAAGATTAGGGGGCTTAACAGCTCAAAAGGTGTCTTAAAACAGATGTAACAGCGCTCACCATCGCGCTTAATGCACGATTTGAGGGCCATAATTCGTTTCTTGGGTGTCAGTTTTGCCATTTAAGCACCGATTTCGTGACCAAAAACGTAGATAAAGAGCGCCCTTTCGAGCGCCAAGTAGAGCATGTCGCGGGTGTCCCAGGGGTGATTCTGTTCCCGCGGTGGGGCCAGGTCCTCGTCCAGCTCGATCACTTTGGTAGGTTCCCCGCGAATCGGAGCGCCATGTGTTCGCGGATGTTGAGATACCAGCGTTCCTGATATTTCGGCGGGCTTTGCTCCCGACAGCTGGGGCAGGTGGTCATGCCGTGGTTCATATTGAGGCTGTGGCGGGCGTGTGCTGCTGGCCCGTTGGTTAGGCCGTACACGTCCCGACCGCAGGTAGCGCATTTCAACGATTCAATGCGCTGTTCGATCTGCGATCTTTTGATGATGATGGTTTCCGGGGGCATCGTCTATTCCTCTGGTTTGGGGGATGGTCGGATTATTCCAATGATTTTTTTGCAGATTCGGCAGCGGATAATCCGGATCCCGCGCCGTACCTGGTCACGATACTTACGTCCATCCGGGGGCAGAGGCAGCCCCCGGTCGTGCATTGGCAGCCGACAGAGCGGACAGCCCCGGTTCACTTCCCGGGCCGCAGGTCCAGCTTCGTCTGGTTGAGCGCCCGGACGTATTCGCGGAGGGATTCTATCCGCAGACCCAGCTCCGTCTTCTCGTTCTTGAGCTTGAGCGCTGCGTTTTCAACGATTGTTTCTTGGTCCTGTATCCTCTGCTCCATGCGGAGCAGCTCGGTAATGGTTGTGTCGGTCATGGGGGTCCTTTACGCTGGTCGAATGAGTTTCAGGCCGCCGTGTGGTTCTTCGGTCCCGTCCACGACTGCGGCGTGATGGTCGCAGAACGAGAAAGCGCTGATGCTGTACCGGCCGTCCTTCAAGGCCCGGGTGTTCAGGTGGAGTTGTGTGGCCGGTGTTTCGCATGCCTTCCAAGCGCACGTGTCGAGGCCACCGTCCTTCAGCTTCTCTTGGAGGGCTTTGCGCTGGGCAATTAGCGCGTTCTTCGCGGAGTTATACAGCGTTGGCATGGTGGGCTTCCTTCTCTACCTTCTTATGGATGATGAGTGATTGCGGGGTCAGGATGCGGTAGATGTGGACCTCGCGGCCATCGGACTCTTTTTGCCGTACACTTCGTCTTGAATTCGGCAGATTTCCCGCCGCGCCCCGGTCCAATACATGTCCATCAGAGCCTTTTGCACATTAATTAGTGGGACCACGTTGCCCTCTTTTACGGCCTTTGTCCTTTGTAGCTTCCGAATCGCGGCGTTGACCGACACATTTATCCGACCCTCCAGAGCCTCCTGCCATTGAGCATCCTTTTGTCGTTGCGTGAGTGCTATTGATTTCCTCGGCATGGTCAGCCTCCCGCCTTCGGGTCCAGCATGTCCAGGTCGCTCTCGTCGTCGGCGTCATCGTCCTCCCAATGACCACCATCGTCCGGCGCGGTCATGTTGGCCGCGGTTTCCAGAATGTCCCGCCAGCAGGGGTCGCAGTACCGCTTGCCGTCCGTGTCGGTGTGGCCCCGGCCCGGGGGGATCAGGTCCCCGCAATCGGCCCCGGTGGCGCAGAGGGTGTATCCATCGTCCAGAAGGCGCTGGACGGCGCGGTCGCGTTGCTCGTCGGCTCGGTGTTCTTCATGGGTTGACATGGTGGTTCTCCTGTTAGTGAGTGATTATTCGTTAAACGGTTCCGTTTTAAAATTATCATCCAGCGCCTTCTTCAGCGCGGCCAGCATCTCCGCTCGATGCTCCCGCCATTTCAATTCTGTGAGCCAATGATGCTTGAAATAGGCCATCATCCCCCGGTCCCCCTTGTCGCGGATTGCCTTCGACCCCGTTTTTTGGGTCCGACCGCCAATCTCAATCTCCGGTTCTATCCCTGCGTCATGCACGTATTTGAAGTAGAATACCCGGTGATCATCGTCGGGGAAGGCGAATATGATGTAGGCTGGGAGGCCGGTCTTATGACACATTTTCCGGATGGGTTGCCATTTGGCGTTTTCAATCATCTTCCGTTGGTGCGTGTCCACCTTGCAGAGGAAATGAGCTTTTACCTCCGCGTAGGCGTAGGGTTTCGTCAGATCGTCCTTTTTGACCAGGAGGAAGTCTATCGGGGAAAACTTCGTCCCCTGTTTGTCAACGGCTCCCCCTCCCATCACTTCACAAAAGAGCATAATTACCTTCAATGCCCGTTTGCGGTCGGCCTCGATTTCGTACACCTGTCTTTTGCTCATGCGCCACCTCCAATCAGGGCGGTGGTCATGCTCGCTTCCTCCCCGCCTCGATCAGATTGGCGTTCCATCGCGGATCGTGCCGCTTCCGGGCTTCAATGAGTACCTCGCCTTCCGTGTCAGCGAAGGACACTTTTGGGGCCTCGTTCTTCATCCTCCGGGCGAATCGCAGGAGTAGGAGTATATCGTCCTTGTCCTCTGGGATGAGCTGGATGTTGAATTGATCTGGTCCTTCAACCATCTGGACTTTCATCGTAATCCCCGCTCCTTGATTTGTTGTAATATCACTTCGGCGCATTGCGGGACGATGGCGTTGCCGAGTCCTTTAAGGCGGTCCACCCGAGAGGGTATCCCATCAGCCACTCGACCCACGTTGGGTTCAACTGCCCACCAATCCCCTGCCGGTGCATCTCTCCTGGTAATGTGTGGCGTTTGATCTGTGACACTCCGTTCGCCCCCTGTTTCGCGTCCGTGGCCGCGGGGGTCGGGAAAGGTGTCGGCGTTGGAAATTTCGCTACCCTCGTTGCCAGATCGTCCCCGCCGCTTCCCTCCCGATCCGCCCTTGCGAAGTCCGGACCCGAGGCCGTTCCTTTGGGTGTCGGCCACGTTTCCCTCTGCACCTGTTCGGCCAGGCTCCCCGTGCAATGCTCTCCCCGGTCGCCATTTCGCTTCACGAAGTTTCCCGGCTTCTCCACCGGCATCACCGATCTGGGGGTATGCCACAATCCAGACTCTATCCCTCCGGTGGGGAGCCCCGACGGACGAAGCTGAAATAATCGTCCACTCCGCATCATACCCGATCTTGTAAAGGTCAGACAGGATTCTGTTGAAGAATCGCCCTCCGTCAGAAGTAAACAGCCCTGGGACGTTCTCAAAGAGTGCGAGGCGGGGTCGTACTCTGCTAACGGCCCGGACACACTCACCCCATAAATCCCTTTCATCCGCTGAACCTTTCCGCTTCCCGGCGTGGCTGTGCGGTTGGCAGGGGAAGCCGCCGGTGATGAGGTCGGCTTGGCCTTCTTCCCACTCGATTTTCGTGATGTCACCGAGGCACCTTGAATTAAAATGTTGATGATAGACCTTGCAAGCATACGGCTCTACCTCACTATGTCCCACGTTCTCATATTCATCACCCCACACCCATTCAGCGGCCAGAGCGAACCCGCCAATGCCGCTGAATAGGTCGAGGTGTTTCATACGTGCAGGGGGTTGGAGCGCGTCACCGGTGAGAATCACTTGACCACCGTACCGCGGACAACCGGGATTGGCGGTTTTTCCGGTATCTCGATGGTCGCCGTGATGATCGCCCGACCATGTATCGCCGCACCGTCCCACACCATCGCCTCGGCCAGCAACATCAGCGCCTCGTCGGTCATATCCCCTTCCTCCACCGTATCCGATATGAATATGGTGTCTTTGGCGTCGCCATCTGGCTCACCGACGTAAATGACGGCGATTCGGATGTTCTTCATCATTTCCGGCCTCCCTTCTTTGCGGCCTTCCGCTTGGGCCGCGTGACCGACAGCATCAATTCCCCGTACTCGATCAATCGCCTTTGCTGGGCAGCAATTACCTCGATAGCAGCGTTCAGGCGTTCCTCCAGCTTGGTCAGCCGGCTGGTGAGGGGTGCGATATACGCCTTGATTTCTTGCCCCTCGTTTTGGAGAGAAGATATGTCCTCACGGTGACACTCAATGCTCTCCCGGTGCGATTCCTTCCAACCTTCGAGCTTCTTGACGCGCTCGGCCAGCACTCCCACGTGGGCCACCGTGGCCAGCGTAGTGATTTCATCCCGAAGCCCGGTCACGGCGCGGTTCAGGTTGTCGTAGAGCTTGTCGGGGCTGGCCTTCTCCACCACCTTCACGCGGTCGATCAGCGCGGTCACCAGGTCGTTGATGTTGCCCACGTGGTCGATGAGCGTGGATTCGCGGCGGTCCATCTCTACTATCGCCCGCTGGGCCGATTTCAGACGGTCCTCGAGGGATACGATTTGCACCTTCAGCCCACCGTTCACCTTCTCGACCGTTTCGATGGTGTCGCGGTGGATGTTGAGGCGCTGGTGGGTGATGGCGTTTCCCTGCGTCAGCCATTCCTGGAGGTACATGAGGATGTTGTGCAGGTTGGGGGGACGTGGGGCAGGTTCGGACTCGGCTTCCGGGGTGTTGCCTCGGTGAATGAAAACTCCTGTGCGGAGGAATTCGGCGTAGCGTGGATTGTCGGTGTCGTCGATGGTTTTGGGGGATGGTGTTGCCATGACTCGGTTCTCCTTATGGTTGGATAGCGTGATAACAGTAGTCGATGTACCAGCATAAAGCGATGAAGCCCAGAGCGCATATCACGCCCCAAGCCCACTTGCGAGTAATCGAACGGCGCTCTGACGGCAAGCGCACCGGCTTGAACGCAATCATTGAAATTTCCTCCGATTAAAAGCACATGGGGCCGGTCGGCGCTGGGTGTAGTCGGACACGGTACGCTGTGTGCGCCCGAACGCCCCCGGACCCCATTGTGCGGTTCGTTGCATCGTGAATTACGCTGTCACCGCATCCTTCTCGGCCTTCGCCGCGGCCAGCGCCGCCTCCCGGTCCATGATCGCCCCGGTCAGGTCGGTGTTGTCGGCCTCGGTCAGAATGCCGTCCTTATAGAGCTGGGCCACCTGCGCCCCCCGCTCCTTCAGGGCCTTGATCGTTTTCGCGGCCTTGATCTTCTGGCGGATGGTGAGCGTCAGCGCCGCGGTCCCGCTGGGCTGGGCTTCGGTCGCGGGGGCCGCGGGGGCCGTCACCGGCTTGCCGTTGTCCCCGAACAGCGCGTTCGGCTTCCCCTCCGGGGCATCTACCGGTGCTTCCGGTGTCGGCGGTTCCAACTCCTGCCGCATGGCCGACAGCGCGGCCTTCAGGACCTCGCTCCGGGAGCTTTCCACCTGCGTCCAGCTCCGCGTGTTGAGGTACTTGAAAATCAGGTCGGCCTTCTTCTTCATGGAATCCGCGTCCTTGCCGGGGTAATGGGCCACCAGCAGACCCTGAATTTCCTCGGAAAAGATCGTCCTGGCGCGGCGCTCCCTCGCCCACTCCCCATCCCCATCGTCGTTCAGGTTCAGGTCGGTGGAGGTTTCGGTGGCGATTGTCGTGTGCGCCTTCGGGTTCAGCAGCTTCACGTGGGGCAGGAAATACTCGAACCCCGGATTGACCGCCGATGTGCCGTCGAGGCCCGACAGCTCACCGAACCGGTCCCCGATGCAGGTTATCCGGCGCGTCACCCGGAGGCCCTGCGCCGTGTTCACCTGCTCCTGCTCCATCATAAACAGCACCGAAGGCTCGTACCCGAACTGCCCCTCGGTTTTCATCTTGATACCGGTCTTGACGTTCTCCATCTTGCCGGTTTCCTCGTTCTGCTCCCGCTCCCAGATGTCCCCGGCGCGGCCGCAGATGATGATGTGGAGCGGGCTGTTCAGGTAGAAGTTGGTCCACGGCTCCCATTCCCGTTTGATCGGCCCCCAATCGTTCAGCTCCAACTTCGAGCGCGGGGGCTGGTTCTTCTGCGCCCGGAGTTTGTTGATGGATTTCAGGTAGGAATCCAACAACTCGGCCCACGGATGGGTGATGGAGTCCACGATGAGGATTTGAATACCCTCGCGGACGCATTCGTGGCCGACCACGATCAGGTCGGAGAGTGAGCGGGACTTGATGCCCACCATGTCGAGGCCGGTGGCCTTCTTCACCAGCGGTCCCACGTACTCGCTCCCGCCTTCGGTGTCGAAGAAGGCAATGGGCGATTTGAGGCCGAAGTGCTTCCAGAGGCCGTTGGCCAGCAGGGTGGCCGTGTACGTCTTGCCGGACTTCTGCCAGCCGAGGAACCCCGCTTTGAGGTATCCCTGACCGCCGCCCAGCACCTTGAGCAAGGAACGGGGTGCGGTACTCTGCTCCCCCTGTCCGGCTCGCTGTGTGTTCGTCATAACGTGTTTCTCCTGTGTTGTTGAGTGAGTGAGTGATATTACGGTTTGAGTCCTATCTGCGGATGAATCTGCACCACGTCCGGATACTTCTTCGTGATGTAGTCGATTGCCTCCTTCTCCCCCTTGAACCCCTTGATCGTGTACCACCGCAGTTTTGTTTCCACGGTGTACTCGTCCTTCGGATTGTACTTCGGATTCGGGCGGGCGTAGATGGTCGCGGTCTTGGCGGCCCGCTTCATCCACTTCTGATGCTCGAAGGCTTGGACCAGATCGTCCACGTACACGTCGAGGTCGAGGTCGAGGTGCTTGCCGTCTACTCCCGGCTGTGCGAGGACGAGCTTCTTGAACTCCGCTTCGGCGGCCTTGTCGAACCACGTGAAGGTGAACCCGCCGCCCCATCCATCATCGTCCACGTGGGCAACCTTCTTCCCGCCGAGCGAGAGGGTGGCGTTGAATCCCTGTCCATCGTGACCCCGGACAGCTTTGCATGCGGTGATCGTGAAGACGGAAGCGGCAACTCCCGTTTCTTGGGTGAGTGTTTCCATGATGAGGCTCCTGTTGGTGAGTGAGTGAGTGAAATAAAAAAACCCTGTCAACATCCGAAGATGGGCAGGGTCGGAGAATCCGCGGGGGAGGAAGGTTCCGCATCATCTCGCAAATCTATTTTACAGCGCCCTGTCCGACTACACTATAAAGGTATGTATTGGGTTTTGAAAAGTCAAGATAATTCGACAAGGCCGTGACGGCCATCACCGCTAAAACCGGAGCTGGAGGCCCAGCCTTGCCTCGATCTGGTTGTCCGGGAGGCGCCCCACGCCCAGGCCGACCGCCTTGAAGCCCAGCATCACGTCCGCGCTCCCCCGGTTGCCCCCGGAGAGATGCAGCCAGAAATCCCCCCCGTCCGGGACCGGCACGTTCCGGAGGCGGTCCACCTCGGTGTACTGAATAATGTCGGGGGGTGGCCACATCGTCCAGGTGAATGCGTGGTTGGCGGGCGTGTACTTCACATCCACCTGCGTATCGTATTTGTCGATGGTCGTGGTCCGCTCCCGCATCAACTCCGCGATGATGCTGTCGCGGGTCCATAACTCATTGTGAAGCGAGTCCAAGAGGGGCGAAATTGTGCTGGTGAGTAGCGGGCGCGTCAACACCGGACCGGTGTCGAGTGGGATACCCTCATTTGTTCCGGATGCCGGTGGGCGCGTGTCCAGGGTGTCGCGCCGGTGGGTGGTGTCTGCTTTGATCGGCAGCGAGAGAATCTTGTTGCGCTCGTTCGTCGCGCCAGCTTGGTACACGAAATAGGTGTACCCGATCAGCGCGAACACCACCGCGATCAACGTATAAAGCGTGGTCCGGTTCATGGGGTCGGCGGGTCCGCTGGTGTCACGGCCTTCGTCGTGCTTTTCTCCTGAATGAGTTTCACGCCTTTGTGCGTGAGGCCGCCGATGGCGATGGTATCACCAGCCCATTCGAAGGTGACTTGGAGGGAATGCGCCCAGCTGCCGGTGATGCCCCATTCCGGGATCAGCACCTTTTGGATGAACTCTGCGGCCAGCATCAGCACCGCACCGATCACCAACTTTTTGCCGGACAGAAATTGCCAGAGCAGTAATGCCTGATTCATGGTACGTTCCTTATGGTTGGATGAGGGGGAGGGGGAAAGTCACGTCAAGATACACCTTTCCGAGCTTCAGAGCGCCGTCGAGCCAGGGGAAGAACATCCCGTAGGCCACCGCGCTGTCGTCTATCCATCCGGGGGTCGTGAGGCTGTGGTGCATCCCGATACCGATACAGCCGGTCACGTCCACCGAGCTGTTGGCGATATGGATGCGGATGCCGTCACGGCCCGGGACATTCAATACCAGCGGCATGGGCTTCCCGAACCGGTTGGAGTGGGTGATTGCCAGCTCGTAGCGCCCGAACGGGATGGCGCATTTCTCTTTGACGTTCTGCTGGCCATCGTACAATAGCGGGTCCTCAATCGTGGCCCACGGCGATACGTCCACCCCGTTGACCTTCATGGTCCCAGGAGTGTAATCGGTCGTGGCTTTCAGGAGATCCCGGGTGAGCGTGATTATCTGCATATGGGTCCTGGTGGGTTAAAATGGGGAAAGTGAAGGCATCTTCGGTTTCAGGTTCCGGAGGTTCAAACGCTTGCCTTTCTGGCCAAACCCGAGAGCCTTCCGGTTGTAATACTCCACCACGTCCTCGGGGGTGACGTTCAAGGATTGACCCAGGAGGGTCAGCGCGTCGATCTGGTCCTTTGGAATGAGCGTTTTCCCGGCCCGGGTCTTGTAGCCCTCCTGCGAGAGCCGGTACGCCCGCAATGGTCCCCGGATGGCGCGTGGCATGAGGTTCTCGATGCCGCGCTGGTAGTCCCCACCCGCAATATCGGAAGCGCCCTGGTACATGGTCTTGGCAGCGCTCCAGAGCGCCACCTTGTCGAGGGGGTTGAACTCCCGGTTAAACTCGGGGACTTGATTGTAGAAGCCCACCCGATTCGACACGCCAGCGCTCCCGGTGGCTCCGTATAGTGCCAGGTCCCGTACCAGCGTATCCTCCCCGGTCACGTCCTCCACCTTCTTCTCCGGGTCCTCGCCCGTCAGCAGCTTGTAGATGAGGAACGCGAGGCCCATGAGGGGCAGGGCCTTCAATCCTCCCATCACCCCGAGGCCGAATATCGCCCGCAGCGTGGCCCGTGGCATCTTCCCCTTGAAATCGGACCGCATGGCATTCGCAAGGTTTTCGGCCCAGAGCTGGCTGAAGCTGTTGAATTGATAGATGGACCGGCCCACCTCCCCGGTCATGCGAACCACCCCAGGAGCTTCCCCGGACCGGAAACGCCCCTGTGTGCGGTCCACCGCGTCCACGCAGAACTGATACAATTCCTCGCCGGTGAGTCCTTTCATCTGTCCGCTGATGTAGGCCGCCGCGAACATGTGGCTCCGCGTGACCTTCTCGCCGGCCTGCTGGAAAATGGACCCGTAATGCATCACCTTGCCCACCTCACCGATTTCGGACTCTGCGAGTGCCTGCGCGAACTCCGCGGTGACGATCTTTTCCCGCTTGGCCCGGTCGTACATGGCCTGAAACTCTGCCGGCGCGTCCCCTCTCATGGCCTGCCCGGAGAGGCGCATGGCCTTCACGAACACCACCTCCGGCTTGAAGCCTTTGAGGCCACCGCCGAGGTCCTGCGCCAGATAGTTGTAATTCATGCTGATCGGCTGGCCCACCGCGTTCAGGACAAACTGCATCACGTCCCCACCCAGCAGCCAGAAATAGAGTAGCTGCCGAGCCTGCGCCGATTTCTCCGCGAGGAAGCTCCGTTCCTGCTTGCGGGTTTCAGCGTCGATAAACTTCAGCGTGAACTTGTAGAGCCGATTGTCCACCCGGTCCATGCCGGACTCGTTCAGGGCCTTCATCGCCTCCGAGCGGCCCACCGTGTTGTAATACCCCCCGGCCTTGACGAACAGCTGGCGGGTGATCGCTTTGGTGACGTTCCTCCTGGTGCGTTTGTACCCGGGGATGTACTCGCGCTTCAGCTCGTAGCTGCGGCCCCCGTAGCGGCTGTAAATCTGCTCCCGGATGCGCTGGATTTCCGGGCTCCCCGGGTCCACCTTGCTCTGAAGGATGATGCTCTCGAACTCCGATGGGTGCATCCCGGCCATCAGGCTGCGCGGGAGGTTCTTCGCCTTGTACTGCTTCACGTTCTGGTCGTACCCCGCCGCCTTGAAGGCTTTGGCGATCCGGCCGGCCTCGATGATGTTCGTCGCGTGGTCGTACACGTACTTCGATTTCCCGAACTCGTCCAGCTCGGTGGGGTGTTCGGCCACCACGACAATATCCCCCTCGCGCTTCAGGGAGATGTACCCCTGATCTTTGAGCATCTGGAAATAGGTGCTGATTTCCCGGATGCGGTCGTGGGTGTTGTTCAGGGCCTTCTTGGCGCTGTCGAGCGTTTCCTCTGCCCGCACCAGCTTGCGCTGGAGGCGGGTGTCGTTCGGGTCGCCCATGATTTCGGCCTCAATCTCCCCGATGCGGTCCTCGGTGGCCGTGATCTTCTCCCGCAGGTCGCCCATCGCTTCGGTGAGCGGGTAGAGCTTCTCGTCCCGGGCGAGGTCCAACACCATATCCTGCGCCTGCCGGATGCGGTGGTAGGCCTCCACCTGCTGGTCGTTCATGCGGTAGAGGCTGCGCAGCTCCCGGTCGGTGAATACCCCTTCTTCCTCGTTGCCGCGGTAGATGACTTCGGCCAGCGCTTCCCCCTCCGCTTTCGAAAGGCTGCTCCAGGCCGTGTGCAGCTGGCTCACCACGTCAGTTTCGAGCGCGTTCAGCTTCAGCTCCGTGTCCCGGAGGCTGTCGGACACCCTCTTGAACCTCGGGTTGATCGAAGCGATATAGGTAGCCCGCGCCAGGTTGCGGGCGATATTGCGGGCCACCGAGGTGCGGTTCTTCCCACGAAATGCTTTCGTTTCGGCCAGGGCCTCGAGCGCCACCTTCATCTGCGCGTAGATTGCCTGCGATACCCGGGCCATCTCGTAATATCCTGGAACATACATGGGGAGGTCCGTCGAGGGGTCGTAATCGTCACCGTCCCCCTCGTCCTCTGCGTCCGGGGTAGTGTCCGGAGGACCGCCCTCCGGGGGTTTCTCGGGGGGTCCACCCTCGGCCGCCTTGCGCTCCTTGTCCAGCTCACTCCCCTCCGCGATCAGCTGGTTGTTCACGTCCTCGAGCTTCTTCACCAATCCGGCCAGCTCGCTCTGCCCCTCCCACGGGCGGGTCAGCAGCTCTTTTTTGTCGGTCACGTCCTGCTTGCTCTGGGCCAGCTGCTTGGTGAGGCCGGCGATCTGGTCATCGAACTTGTCGAGCCGCGCGCGCATCGACATAATGAACCCCTCGGGGCTTTTCGCTTCCCCATCCATGATCGCCTCGCGCGATACGCCCTCGTTCGTCATGCGCCACATGAGCCGCTGGGGCGGTTTCTCCCCGCTCACCTTCGGCAGCTCGGTGATGATGCGCGAGAGGATCGTCATGCCGTTGACCTTCATATCCGGCAACAGCGTGGGCCAGCCCTTCAGGTCCACCAGGAGGTTGTTCTTGTGGTAATCCTTCAGCGCAGCGCTGAATTGCGCGGAGAGCCATTCCTTCACCTGCTTGTTCAGGTCCTCGCCGGTGAACGTCTTGCCCTCCACCTCCACGGTCGTGGCCTTCCCATCCGGGAAAGCCGCCTTTACCTTGTCCCTCCCCGCCGTCTGGACCTTCAGTTGGCCCTCGAGGTAGGGGACCGTCACGCGGTTGAGGGTGTCGATTTCGTTCTTCAGCTGGCCCAGCCCGGACGCGTGGGATTCGGCCAGGGACTTGATACGCAGTATTTGGCTCTCGAGGACGAACCGCTGCATCGCCAGCTCGTTGCCGGTCAGCGCGGCCATCAGCTCCCCGTAGCTCATTTGGCTCTCGTCGGTGGGGTCCTCCAGCTCCATGTCATTCACGTCCCCGCGGAGGATCTGGTTGGCGAACGCGATTTTCTGGTAATTGCGCCGCCATTGCATGGTGTCCATCGTTTTCTCGACACCCATCGCGGCAATCTCCACCTCCGGGGGGGGAGCGCCCAGCCGGACCGCCTCGCGCGTCCGCATGATGCGGCCCTCGCGCTGCTGCACGTCCATCGGGCGGTCCGGCACGTCCATGTGAATCAGGTCCTCGAGGCGCTCTTGGATGTTCACGCCGATACCCATGCGGTCGGTGGTTCCGAACAGCACCCGGATGGTCCCCTCGTTCATCATGTTGAACAGCGCTTCCCGGGCCGCGCTCGACTTGTAATCGTGGATGACGGCGATTTCCGCGGCCGGGACCCCCCGGGCAATCAGCTTCTTCTTCATATCCTGGAACAGGTTGAACTCATGCTTCCCGTAGGCGGGATTGAGGACCTGCTCGTCATCGTCCAGGTACTTTTCCTTGATTTCGGGACTCTGGAACCGATCGCTGAATACGGCAATCGTCCCGCGCTGGGGCTCGGTTTCCTTCAGCTTGTTCAGAATATGCTCGACCGTCATGTTGGTCTTGCTCCCGGGGGCATCGGGGGCCTCCGGGTTGATTAAGCGCAGGTCGATCGCCGCCATCCGGGCGAGGCCATGCATCACCAGCGGTACGTGGCGCTGCTCCCGCTTCGCGGCCCCGGAGAGCTTCTCCCATTGCTCCATCCTGCGGGCCAGCGTTTTGATGTAGGCCTCCAGCTCGGGAGTCCGCTTCATCATTATGTTGGTGACCTTGCCGTTTTTCAGGGTCGGCAGGCCGGTCACCCCCGCGTCCTCGGCCAGCACCACATCGGCCATATCAAGGAAGGCCCGAATCAGCGCCGGCGCGTTGATAAACTTTCGGAATCGGGACACCGTTTTGAAACGTCCCGTGGCCGTCTGCTCGGCATCCTCCACGATGCGCCCGAAGGAATTGGCGAACGCGTCGAAGGTTTCAATTTTGTAATCGCGCAGCAGGTCCGGGCGCAGATACCGGAACCACGTCCATACCTCGGCCATCGTGTTGGTGATGGGGGTCCCGGTGGACATGATGACGTTCCCCCCGCCAGCGTTCTCCCGCACGTGCCGGACCTTCATGTACATCCCCAGCGCCCGGTCGGAGCGCTTCACGTCGATGCCTTTCACGCGGTCCATCGACGTAATGAGGCCCAGCTTCTTGTAGGCGTGCGCCTCGTCCACGATGAGGCCCTCCACGCCCAGCTCCTCCCAGGTCGGCATATCCTTGTCCACCTTCCGGTCGGCCAGCTTGTCCAGATCGGCCCGGAGCGTTTTCAGGCGCTTCACCAGATTCTTGACGTTGACGTTCTTCCCCTCTTTGGCCTTCTCGGCGCGGATCACTTCCTCCAGCACGTCGATTTCCTCCTGGATGAAGGCCTGCACGCGGGCCGGGGAATCCTCGATCAGCTCCACGAACGACTGCGGGAGGATGACAATATCCCAATCGTTCGTTTTGATGACCGACAGGAGCCGCTTGCGCTGTTCGGTGCTACGCTCGGCTTCGGAGGGGGCGAGGATGCGGGCCGTGGGGTAGAGCAATTTCGCGGACTTTGCGAATTGCTCGGTGGTGGCGTTCTGCGGGACGATCACCGTCTTACGGGATTTGCCCAGCCGCTTCCACTCCATCGCAATCGTGATCTGGATGTACGTCTTGCCGGTCCCCACCGCATGGAACAGGCCCATTGACGGCCCGGTCACCCCCCGGTTGATCGCGCCTTTCTGCTTGTCCCGCAGGACGATCGCGTGACTCGCTCCGGGGTAATGCGTCCAGGGGGGGATGGTGGATTCCCGCTTGACGATGCCGTTGTACGTTTCGTTGAAGATTTCTTCGATCTCATCGTGGTACTGATTGCGCTCCCGGACCCACTTTTCGAAATGTCCCGGAGCTGTTGGCCCCTCCCCCACCAGCTTTTTCGCGTTCATGTTCGCCTGGAGGGTCGCGGCGTGGTCGGTCAGGTAGGTCTTACCGCCATCCCCATCGTCCACGGCGTACTTTATCTCGATGGGGGCGCTGTTCATGGCCTTCTCCAATATCTGGAGGCCGGTCATGGTCTTGCCACTCATTTTGCTCGTCACGCCCCACTCGTTGTGATTCGCTGCGCTGTGCGCCTTCGTGTTGCTGATCGTCCACGTGCCGGTCTGCGGCGTGTACCGCACCGTGGACCCGTACACCTTGAACGTGTCCCGGATATAATCGTCGTACACCCTCACCGGGACCCATTGCGTCCCGGGCCGGAAGGCAATGGCTTGGATGGGCCGCTTCGCCGGCAGCACCTTTGCGAGCGCGTCCACGTTCTTCTGGTACTCCGGGTTGTCCGCAATCCGCGAGAGCGCCGCATTATACTTCTGCCGGACCTTCCCGGAGAGGTACACGTCCGGGGGCTCGATCACCCCGGTGTCCGGGTTCTCGTAGGCCAGCTCGTTGTCCAGGAGGGCCTGCTTCACGCGTTCGGCGGGTTGGCCCACCAGCTCACCGATGTACGCAGGGTCCACCATCCCGCGCCACATGAGGGAGATGGAGAGCGCATCAGCGATACTGCCGGCGCTCTGCGGTTCCTCCCGGGGGAAGGTGAACCGCTTTTTGAGGATGTCCGATTTCTCGATGGTCTTGTCGTACTTCCAGCGGCCCCCCTCGTTGGTGACGGTCTTTTTGACAATCTCGAGGCCGCTCACCGGGTAGTAGTCCACATCGGACTTTAGGAGCTTGTGGCCGATGCCGGTCAGATTGCCGTTGCGCTTCACGTGGTTGTCGTACACCGTGTTCAGCTCGGAGCGCTTCTTCTCTACCAGCTTCGGGTCGCTCTCCGGGTCCTTCTCCATCTTCTCCAGCTCGCGCATCTTGTCCCGGATGGCGATATACCCCTCTACCCGCTTGTGGAACGGGTCCGGCTTGCCATCGGGTTTGAGCTTCGGGATGAGTTTCCGCGTGCCATCGACCACCTGGTACACGTTCCCCTTCGCGTCCTTCTTGAACGAGCCTTCGATGTCACCGTACTCGGCTTCCTCTGCCTCGAAAATCTCGTCCTCACTTTTGATGCCCACCCCTACGCCGAACACCTTTTCGGGGAGCTTTGCCACCGCGGCCGTCAGCTGGTCCTTCAGCACCGCCCCCGGGGTGGGCGAGAGGGTAGGGGTATCGCCGCGGTACATTGTCCCCTCGAGGCCCATCGTCCCCAGCATCATCTCCGGGTGGGCAATGTAATACTCGTTCAGCGGGTACTCCCCCTTTTCGACTGTCTGGACCGGCGCGTCATGCCAGCGCTGCCCCAGCGTGAAGCCGGCGCCGTCCTTCTTCCGCAGGATGATGATGTCGGTCGTGACCTCGGTTCCTGCGTTCTTGCTGAAAGCGTTGTTCGGCAAACGAATTGCCCCCACCAGGTCGGCGCGATCGGCAAGGTACTCCCGGGCCGCGGCGCTGGTGGCGTTGTCCATCGTGCTGTTCGAGGTGATCGCCACGACGAGCCCCCCCGGCTTCACCGTGTCCAGCATCCGGGCGAAGAAGTAATTGTGCAGGGAGAGCTTCGGGTAGCGGGGGTCGTAGGGGGCGGTTTTGCCGAACGGCACGTTGCCGATGGCGAGGTTGAAATGATTGGCCCGCAGGGGGGCCTTTTCCACCCCCATGACGTGTACCTTCGATTGAGGGTAGAGCTTCCTGGTGATGCGGCCGGAAATGCTGTCCAGCTCGACGAGCGCGAATCGCGCCGCATCTGCAATAGCATCCGGGGCCATGCCGATCACGTGGCCAATCCCCGCGGAGGGTTCCAGAATGTTGCCGTCTTTGATACCCAACCTCTCGGCAATCGCCCAGAGGCCGTACCGAATCACGTCAGAGCTGGTGTAATGCGCGTTGATGGTGCTGTCCCGCGCCTCACTCCATTCCTGCGGGGTCAGCGCTGCCTTCACATCATCGTAGAATTTCCCCAGGTCCTTGTTGTAGCGGTCGAATACCTGCGAGAGTCCACCCCAGCCCACGTATTGGGCGAGGATGTTTTTTTCTTCTGGTGAGGGGTTGCGGTTTTCGGCTTCGAGCTTCTTCAGCAGCTCGATGGCCTTCAGGTTGTTGCGGGTGCGGGTGACGCTTCCCCCGGGGGCAACGTCGAAGGACTCGCTGATTCGGATGTTTCGGTCTGCGGGGGCTGTGGGAGCGTTTGCGTCCACGCCACGATTGCCTGCCACTCCCTTTCCGGCATCGGTATCACCTCCGGGGCGTTCTCCGGTTGCGGGGGGTTGATTACCTCCTTGTACGCCACTTCCTCCGCTTGGTCCTCCGACAGCTTCCCCTCCCGAAGCTGCGCCTCGAGTACCCCGTTGGCCCTTTCGACCTCCCGGTTGAGGTATGCGTGGAGCTTGCCCTCCCTGTGGAGATCCCGGAGGAACCCCGGTTGATGCCACCGGAGGTACTCCAGCCGGTCCCACCACATCGGGTCCTGTTCCGGGTGTTTCAGTAGGTCCAGACTCATCTTCTTTGTCCTCCTGTATGGTACGATCTTCTGCGTTCGCTGTCAAGTCTGCCCGGTACTCCGCGTCCCGCTTGGCTTTAGAGGCCTGCGCCTCCGGGGAGGTCAGGAGCTTCGCCTTGTCGGTGTTCCAGAGGAATACGCTGGTCGGGCTTCCGGTGTCATCGACACCCCAAACATGAAGGCCGTCATATCCCAGCGCTTTGGCCGCTTCGGTAATCGCGGGCCAATTATCCACCATCACGTAATTGACTTGAATCTCGGGATCATCCTGCAATACTTCTCTGATGGCCGTAATCTCATCGGGGTTGTCGGTAAGCTCCAGCGCTTTCCCCAACACCTGCCACATGTCGTGTGAATCGGTTAGCGCCAGCTTCGCGCCGGCGAGGTTGTACGAGAGCGCATCACCACCGGCCTCGATGGGGTTGTGATACGTGCTTGCCCCCGGGAGAGAGAACCACGCGCCGTTGGGGTCGATTTCCCCCTTGCGGACCGCGATCACATGGGGCGATGGGTCCTCGGTGTCGGCCTCGGTGGTCGCCGCGTCCACGTCCTCCTTGTCGCTTACTATCCTGCGAGCGGCGGTTAAATAATCATGCACCCCGTTCTCGTTCAGCGAGAGATACCCCTTCGGCCTTCCCTCGGTGGCGATGGGGGACTTGTACACCATCGGGGCGGTGCGGTAATCTTGGAAGAACACGGCAAGGTCCCCGCCGTGGCTGAAAGCGTAGGTGATGCCGTTGACCGGCGCGGGGAGGGTTTTACGTTGAATCCATGCTTTGTCCTCGAACTGAATCACGTCCCGTTTGGTCCCGTCCGGGTCGGTCGATTCGGTCCAGGTCACCTTGCCGAAATCATGCAGCTGACCCCGGAGATTACCCGGTGCGATATGCTTAATCTTCGTCCCCTTGATCTGTGAGGGGTCGAATATCACCGTCACCGGGATTTCATAATTCTCCAGCGGGTCAAACGCCTTCACGCTATCGTAGCCTGCCGCCTTCAGGGCTTCTTGGACCCGCGGGATGTACACCAGGTCCAGCTCGTTCGTGCCATCGTAGGGGGAATGTTTTGCCACCTCCGGGATGTATGGGTAGCCGGTATCATCCTCTGCAAACTCCACCCCGATCTTTTTGGCAATCTCCACCATCTGCTCCAGCGTGGCGGGGTTCTTGATTTCTACCTCGTTCGAGCTGATACCCGCGGGTTCATCGTCCGGTCCTCGTTCGTGAGCGTAGAACTCCGCATCATTTTCCTTGTCCGCGAAAAAGATAGGTTTCCCCGGATCGAACGTCTGCGGACCCCGCCGTCCGTGGTAGAGCGTGACCGTGGACCCCTGCGCCGGCGTGGCCGCGGCCTCCTTCACGGTCGAGGTGTCCAGCGCCCACTCGTCCAGGGCCTTGAACGTCCCCTTGTCCGTTTTCGGGAGCTTCACCCCGGTGGCCTCGCTGAAGGCTTTTTTGCTATTCGCGTTGCCGCGGTGCAGAATCTCCTTCAGGGTCTTTATGTCCTTCGCCTCGATGGCCGTGAATAGCTTGGTCGCAGACTTCTCGTAGAGCGCGAGGATGCGCTTGCGCTGTGCGTCCTGTTGCTCCGGTGTTCCAGCTCGGTACGTGTCAGAGGCCTCCAGCTCGACCAGAGCGCCATCGTAGAGCCGGTCGATCATGTTTTCCCGGGCCGCTTTCATCCTGTCGGCCACCGGGGCGGTCGTGGGGGGCGCTTCAGCGGGGACAGAGGGTTCGCCCGGGCGCGGGGTGGGCGATGGGGTCGGGGCTGTGGTTCCGGATTCCTTGACCTTCTCGATTGAGCGCGTTGGAACACTCTCGGCCAGCATCGGAGAGAGGTGTTTGCCCTCGATTGCCACTGTTCCATCCGGGTTGATTGCGACGATGCGGTCCTTGATTCCGGTGGCCAGCATCACCTCGTCACCTACCTTCAACTCCACCCCGTTCCTGTCCTTCACCGTCTGCGGCGTGGTTGTGGTGGATGCCGGGGCCTCCTTCTTGAACACCTTGTACCGCGGGGAAAGGCCGGTTTGGTTGATCTTGTTGAGGATGGCATCCTCCAACACTTTGGAGTCGAGGCTCCGCAGAAAGTCCTCGGCCTGCTTCATTGCCCCATCCCGCGTGGTGGCTCCTGCCGCGACGATCTTCTGGCCGCTCCTGGCCTCGACCGCATACCACCTATCGTCCAGCTTGTGCGTGAAAAATTCGTGTGTTGGGGCCACCTGGCTCTTGTACACCTTGCCTTTAACGGGATGCAGGCCCCACCCCTTATCGCCCATAAAGTAGGCGTAGAGCTGCGTGTCGGCGCTCCGGTCAATGTCCTCGAGCGTGGTCCCCTCCGGGACGTGCGGCTGCTCCACGTTCACCACCAGCGCGGGAAACTCCTTCTTCCCCAGCGCCTGAAGCGCCGCCAGCCGGTGACCACCCTCCAGCACGTAGGGGTCGCCGTCACCGTACACCACGATCAGCGGCTTGATCTTGCCGTTCGCGTCAATCGCCTCTGTGAGCTTTCGCACCTTCGCTTGGTCATCGGTGGAGCGGTAGCTCATTTCCCCGAAATCTGACATGGGGACCACCCGGACCCCGTTTTCGTTGTAATCCAGCCCGCCCAGCGAGGCTTCGATGGAGCTGGTGTTCGGAATGTCCTCTTGGACCTCGAGGCCCTCCACCATGTCGCCGGTTTCCACTTTGGGTAAAGTAGACGGGTCGGGGGTGATCGGTGGCAGCTCTGCCTCGCCCTGAATACCGGTTTTTGTGGTGTCGATGGGGCTGTGGTACTCGCTTGGCTCCCTTCCGCTCTGGAGCCACGCCAGCCGGTCCTCCAACTCGTTCTGGCTGTACGGGGTCCGCGGGCCTTTTTTGTCCACTTTCGCAAACTGCGCCTCAACGAATCCCTCTGCCACCTCCCGAAGATGCTGGCTCTGCTGCTTGCTCCCGGAGAGCTTTTTGTACCGGTCGTATGCCTCTTGGGCCTGTTCGGTTGTCAGCTGGGCGCCGATTTCCGCGGTGGCCTCGGTGGAGAAGATGGCTTTGCCGGGATACTTCTCCTGGAATCGCTCCACGACAGGGAAAATAGATTCCGGCCAACCGGCTACGTTCGCCGGGATCTCGGTCGGCGCTCCACCGAATCCAGGGAACGGCGTGGTTTCCTCTGTCGTCGTGTCGCCTTCGCCACTATCACCCTCCCGGAGTTTGTTCGCCCGGGCCTCGATCTCTCCCAGCAGGGCATCCTGTTCAGCCTCGGAGAGCTTCCGGGTGTCGTTCTCGCCTCTACCGCGCCGATCATCCCATACCTCCGCGGCGGCTTCGGCAAAATCCTCGTCCCCGTGTGATCGGTCGTCGATGGCCTTTTCAAGAATCTCCTGCGCCGTGTCCCCGCTGAACATGGAGTTGTCGGCAAGGGGGTGTCTGGTCTGAATAGGAGGAGCGCCCACCACCGACCCCGCCGCCGTTCCAACACCTTCGGCCTCGCTTGGGGCCGGGGTGATGATCGGACCTCTTGACGAGGCTGGCCGCGGCGCTCCTGATGGGGCGGGCGGTGCAGCGGGGGATAGGGGGGGTTCAGGCCCCTGGGGGGAAACGGATGCTTCGGCCACTCCGGGGCCTTCGGTCAGCAGACGGTCCTCGGGCCGTGTTTCGGCCATCGGGGCCGGACGCGCCCCTTCGCGCGGGGGAGCGCCCGCGGGGCCAATGTCGGGCCGCGCCGGTCGCGCTGTGCGCCGGGACCGGCGTGCGTTCATTTCCAGATTGCGTTCGGTGTTCGGGAACTCGCCCAGGATGCGCCGCATGAAGGCCGGGGTGGAGGGGTAGTATTCGCGGCCCCCCACGTCCGATACGCCCCTGCGGACCGCTTCGCCGGGGGCGCTGAACGTGTCGTTGATGCGCCGGACCAGCTCGGCCTCCTGGGGGGTGGCCGTCCCCCGGTTCACTCGCAGATACACGTCCCGGAGGGCTTCAGGGGTGTACACGTCCGCGATCTTGCGCGAGAGGGCCGTCCTTGCCCCCTCCGCGGCCCATGTGCGGGTGTCCGCGGCCCCGGTGCGTATTCCCTCGGCTACCTCGCCGGGACGCTTCGCGCCGGCGAAGATGGCCAGCTGGAACACAAGGTCAAAGGCATCGAGCAGCTCCGGGAGCTTCTGCTTGATGTCCTTCAGGATCGGGACACCCTCGTCGGCAAACGATTTCGCCGGTGAGAGCGCCTTGTTGAGTCCACGGGCCACGTTCGGAGCTGCGGCCTCCAGCGCCTGATTGCCGGTCTGGAACGCCACGCCCTCGGGGGTTCCGGAGAGGAACGCGCCCATCGTCAGGTGCGCCAGGTCGATGAACGGTGTCAGGGGGGTGATTTCCGGGGCCTCCGGGAGCATTGGAGGATTCGGGGCCTTCGCGGAGAGCGGCGTACCGTAGGTTTTCTGGAAATCCGACCCCAAACCCCGGAGAAACGTGCCAATATCGCCGGTCGTTTTCGCCAGAGCGGACCCGAGCGGTGTCTGGAGAAGCCCGCGGATGTCGGTGGCTTCGCTCACCATGCTGGGGACCTCGGTGAGAGGGACCGGGGGGATGTATCCGGGGGGTGCTTCGGTCGTGCCGACACCGGGGGTTGGGATGGACGGCGCGGTCGGGAGCATCGGGCCGGTCAGGTCGGGCCGGATGCGTCCGCGAATGTCCCCGGGGGGCAGGTCCTCGGTGGCCCGGGCGAATGATTCCGTGTAGGGGCGCGGCTCCAGGACGGTGGCCGCTTCTGCCGGCGTGGGGGCTTGCGCGGTCGTGGTAACCGGTACGCCCCCCTGGTAGGTGTAGATGGGCGCGTTGCCGAGCTGGCTGGCCACATCTTCCGGCACTTCGATGGTCCCCGCCTTCGGGCGCAGGCCATCCACCCGGACGTTCGGGTTGGAGGCCGCAACCTTCTTCCGCAGGCCCGCTACGTTCACATCGGCCAAATCAGAACTCCTGGTTCGGGTTGTTCAGGAGGAACGTCCGAATGTCCTGTTCCTCGCTCTGGTAGCCGTTCGCGTCCAGCCATTGTTTTGCGCGGTTCATCTTCTCCGGGTCGATTTCTTCCCCTTCACCGGGGGGTGTAATCACCCCACTACCAATGTCCGCGCCACCATCCTCACCGGTGTAATCACCCCCGATACGCTCGTTCAGCATCTTCAGCATGTTCTCGTTGTCCTTGATCTGCTGGCGCATGTTCGAAGCGAGGGAGTCCCCCGCGGTGGTCCCGGCTGCGATCTTGTTCCCATCGGCATCGGTGTACAGTCCGGATTGGATGGAAATGATGTTCTGGCCGAGCTTCTGGTTGTCGGCGGTCAGCTTGGCGATACGGGATTCAGCGCGGCGTTCGAAGGCCGTCCTGCCGCTGTACGGCTCGTCGCCTTCTATCGGCTCCCGGGTCCAGATGAGCTTGTTCCCACGGTACACCGCCCGCATGGTCCCCTTCCCGCCCGCGCCACCGCTGGCGCTGGTCCGGAGCTTTGTGTCCCCCTCCACCGGGACGCGGTAATGCTCCTTTTTGTCGGCCCCCAGCACCCACTCCTTGTCCGTGGCGCGTTCCTGGGGAGGCAACCGATCGTTCTTGTAGATTTCCTTCCCCGCTCCACCATCGGCCCCTTGATCGAACAGCGCCGACCCGTACCCCACCCCCTTCACCTGCGCGGCGCGTGCGGCCTTCTCCCGGGCCTGCGCGTTCGCCGTCATGGTGAACACCTGCTCGGCGGGGAGCTTCAGGAGGTCCCCGATGTCGGTGGTGAGCTGCGGGGTGATGTCCCTTTGCGTTTGGACAGTTTTGGGGCGACCAGGTGTAATGACGGCCGACCCCCGGCCCCCGGGTTGACCGTTCGGACCAGCGCCCCCGAGAACGGCAGCTTGACGGTCCGCAGCGTTGACCCCAATTTCGTCCGGCTGCATGAAATTCCCGCTGGGCGCGGGCGCTCCGGGGATTGCCCCGGTCGTTTGGCCTGTGGCATCGGTCACCTCCGCGCTGGGTTCGTTGTATTGCGTCGAGGTCTGGGTCAAGGCCTCTTTGAGCTTCGCCCTCATGTCCTCCTGCCGCTTCCGCTCGAAGAAGTCCCCGAGGTTCTGCTGGATGGAGCTGACCGCCCCAGCCTGACGGTTGAAGGAGCGTGCTATATCGCCCATGTTCGTACCCCCCTTACGCGAATTTCAGGAACGGGGCAGCCGCGCCGGCCACGGCCAGAATATCGTCCAGCGTATTCGGCTGGTTCTCCCGGTTGGTGAGCCAATCGCGCCCGCTGTTCAAGGCCCCCTGCTTCACCTGCTCCCCCTGGATGCGCCGACCGGTGGAGGTGTTGACGAGGTTCCCCAGGAACCCCGCGTTGAACTGCGAGGCCTGCCGCTCCTTGTCGAGGCCGGCGAGGTTCGCGTCTGCCTGCTCCCCCTCCAGAAGGCCGAGGGACTTCAGGTAGGAATCGTCCACCGCGCTGAACCCGAACTCCGGGGTCGCGCTCCCCTGCTGTCCCAGCCTGGAGGCAAGGGACCGACGAGCGCCAGCCGCGCCGGTGGCGAGGCCCCGCTTTCGCTCCCCGAATACGTTGGACACGTCCTTGCGGTACTGACCCTGATCGAACGGGGACAGCCCGTAGGTTCGGTTCAACCCCTGGAGCGAGCTGACGTTCAGCGGATTCTTGGGGTCCTCGATACCGCGCTGGAGGTTCTCCGCAGACCGGAGGCCGTAGTTGGGATCGTCAATGGGTGAGGGCATGGTGGTACTCCTTATTGGATGTTTCGGTTCAGACGGACCAATTCGAGTTTCAGCGATTCCACCGTTTTACGGAGGTCCTCCGTGGTCGTGAGCAAGGACGGCAAACTCGCCTTGATGACCGCAATATCAGAGCTGGCGCTGGCCTTGAACGCCTCCAGCTCCTGAATACTGCGCTCATGGTAATTCACCTTTTCGGTGTACGTCCCTGCCTCTTGGGCCTTGCCGACCCAATAAAAGAGGATGCCGGATACCAGCGCGGCGACGATAGGGTAAGATACGATTTTTCTGGTGCTTGGGTCCATGATCCTCATGCGATATTTTTCAAGAGAGGCAAACACCTTCTCCCCCTGTACGGGCGATCATGGTTTTAACCATCCGGCTAACACCGGGAGATACTTGTCGATGAACGTGACGATTTCCTTCTGGTCCTCTGCGGACAACAGCCGGAAGAACACGTACCAGACGGCGAAAAATGTGGCGATTGCGAGGACCCATTTCAGCCACTTCGCCAGCACCGGTGCAAAATTGTCGGCCCATACACCCATGTCGGTCCTCGTTTAGAGCTGATACACGCATGCGATCTTCTTCACCTTCACCCCGTAGGTCGGGTTGATCGGTACGGTGGTCCAATCCACCGCTTCGGTCGCTTTGGCCACCGTGTAGCTGTGTTCCACATCGTCGGGCTGTTTCTCCCCCAGACCCCGTGTAGGCGAGGTCTGGATGAAATCACCTACCGCCACGTTCCCCCCGGATTCAGTCACCAGCACGTAGCCCACCCCAAGCGCGAACACCTGGAACAGGTCTTTGCGCGAGTCGGTCCCATCGTAGCCCAATGAGAGCTTGCCGAGCGGAAGCGCGGCCTGCATCTCCTTGAGCTGCTGCTGCATCCCTGCAATCTGTTCGGTGAGGGTGCTGTCCTTCAAGGCCGTGAGGGAGTCGATTTGATTCTTCAGCGCCTTCATAGCTATCACGCTATCCTTCGTCGCGTTGGTGACACCATCGGCCACCTTCCCGGCGTATATCCCGTACACCCGCTTGTCAGCCCTGCCGGTGGATTTCGTGATGTTCGGGAGGTGCTGCCGGTTCACCATCAGCTCACCGGTGGCCGACACGATCAACCCCTCCACCATCGCCTCCGCTTCGGTGCTTTTCTGCGCGTAGTGTCCCCCGGTGAATGTTGTATAGACCAGAACCCCAGACGAAGCCGTACCCTCTACCGCTCCGATCACCGCGTCAGAGCTGTTCGTAAAGTCGATGAAATCGTCTGCGGCGGTGATGTTGGCCGAGGTCGCGTTAATTTTCAGCTCGAGGGGAACACCGTTATCAGCGGCCTGAACCTTGAGGACTCCCGTCCCGATATTCGTCCCGATTCCGATTTTATTCGTCTCGAAGAACATAACGTCCGAGAGAGTGCCGGCGGTCATTACGGCGATCGCGCCTTTTACGTCCTCGACTCCGTTCGAGTTATCGGTGAGCGTCGAAGCGAATTGGAATCCGGCCCGATATACGTTTGTCGAGGAATAAAAGTCCTGACGGAAGGATCCGATTAAATCGCTGTTGGAAGTCGCAGTCGGACTCGCGTGCGTTCCTCTCGACTTTACGAGGACGAGATACTGACCGAAGGCATCCGCCGTATGTCGTTGAAAGGATACGTCCTGACCGTCCCAATGGATGTTCGCTGCGACCGCAGGAGATCCTCCGGTAATTTTCTGCGGGATATTAAAGGTCGTCCCATCGTTCGTGAAGCTCGACACCTCTGACATCGCGTTCGTGCCGTCCCCGATCAGGATGGCGTTGTCGGTGAGGGTGGCGAGGCCCGTACCGCCTTGCGGGACCGTGACCACCGTGTTGTCGGTCAAGATTGTTGCAGAGGCGTTCGGAAGCGTAAAGACCTTCGGAGCGACGAGCGGACCGGTGAAGGACATAAAGCCGTTTCCCGTCCCTCCATTATCTCCGGGAAGGATTCCGGAAACGTCCGACACTCCTGCGAGAGCGACCTTCCCCCACGATGGAGGAGAGGAAGATCGGAGGACCTGACCCGCACTCGAAGCGGCAGTAATCCGGCGCATATCCGTCCCGGTCCCGTCGCCGACGAGGAGTTCGTTCAAGACGTTCGTCGTGAGTCCCGTTCCCCCGTGATCCGTCCCGATGACGGTCCCGGCCCACGTCCCTGTTGAAATCGTTCCCAGAGTCGTGATGTTCGTCGAACCTGCCCACGTCGAGAGCGCGGTGTTCTCCACGTTGCCGAGGGAAAGGGCGATTCTATACGAACCCTGCGTCCTCCAATCCACCTCGTTAGCGGCATCATCCCATAACGGGAAAAGCTCCGCAGCGCCTGGGTCGGTGCTATTGAAGAACGGTACGGAGAGGGCTGTCCGCGCATCGGCCGGCGTGGTGGATGCCCACGCGGAGGACACCCCCATCATAAAGTTGTTGCTCGTCGCCGTCAGACCTGCAATCGTAGTTAGGTCCGCATCGAGGGGTTGCTTACCGTCGAGCTGCGTCTGGATGCTCGAAGTCACGCCATCCACGTAATTCAGCTCCGTCCCGTCCGTGGTGACGGAGGTGGATCCGAGGGTGAACGGCGAGGGGATTGTCACCGTTCCGGTGAACGTGGGGCTGGTGAACATCGTCGCCTTGCTCTCGTTCGTGACGTTGTTGAGGGCGAGAGTCACCTTCACCTGCGCCACCGTCCTCGAAGCCCACGCGGAGGCGACAGCCACGATGAAATTGTCCGTGGTCGCCGTCAGCCCTGCAATCGTGGTCAGGTCCGCATCGTGGACCTCAACATCCGTTCCGGGGACAAGTGCGAGGGTGGTGCGAACCTGCGAGGGCGTGCGGGATGCCCACGCTGATGCCACCGCCGTCATAAAGTTGTCGGTCGTGGCCGTCAGGCCGGCGATGGTGGTCAAATCGCCGTCGAGGGGCTGCTTCCCGTTCAGCTGCGTCTGCACGTCACTCGTTGTCGTAGCGAGGTACTCCAGCTCCGTTGCCGATACCCCCGGCGACACCTCCACCTTTCCGGTCGCGCTCGAGCGCAGCGCCCGATCAGCCGTCAGGTCGGCGGTCGTGATCGTGGTCGCGCCCCCGGTGATGGTGGCCTGTTTCGCGTTCAGTTGGGTCTGGATGGCCGATGATACCCCGGACACGTACCCGATTTCGGTGGCCGTGGTCGCGGAGCTGGCAAGGTCCTTCGTGCCGTTCGTCACCACGGCGCGGTCAGCAGTCAGCCCGGAAAGCCGGACCCCGGTGAACTGCGGGGAATCGTCTTGCTGGAGAGAATCAACATCCTTCTGGCTGTGTGTGTGGTCGGTGTAGCTCCGTGTCGCCAGCGAGTCAGCCAGGAAGTCCACTTCTGTTTGCGGATGGGTGTGGCCCAGGTATGAGCGCGTGGCGAGGGAATCCGCGAGGAAATCCACCTCCGTCTGCGGGTGCGTATGCGCCCCAGGGGGGAATGTGGCCGGGACGTTTGCCAGGTCGGTGTAATCAACCGGCTCGAAGGTCGGCGCACCGCTTGACACCTGACGCAGAAACTCGTTGCCAGCGGTGGAATTGAGCGGTACGCTCGTCACCACGTCCGAGAGCGAATACAGGGCGCTGTTGTCGGTCAGGCCGGTCAGGGTTTCGCTGGTGAAGGTCGGCGTATTCGAGAAATCGAAGCCCACCGAGTCGGTCCGGTCGGTGATCGTGATGTTCGCATCCTCGCTCACCAGCCGCTTCACGCTGTCGCGTGTGGCAATCTTCCGCAGCGCCACCCCGGTTCCGGGGATGTTCTTCACCGAATCGGCGTTGTATTCCGCTTGGCTGGTCCAACTGCCATCGTCAATCGTGATGAGGTTGCTGCCCAGGTTGAAGTCGGTCGCGCTGAAACTATTGAATTGGAGGTCCACCCCGACCTTCGCGCTGAAATTGTCGAGGCCGCCGCCGAGGTTGGACGCGGTGTTCGCCTCGCCCCCTCCACCGCCACCACCAGGGTAGGAGGTCCCGCCGATCTGCCCGCCGATGATGTACCAGCGGGTCCCGCCGTTCGATACCATCACCAGATAGTCGTAGGCGTTCGTCAGGGTGAAGCTCGTCGAATTGTTGATGAGGTCGGACCCCGCCCGCTGGATGATGACGTTCTGCGTTGCCGCATGACCCCGGATGACCCATATCGGTTCCCCCCCGATGGAGGACTGTGCGTTTGCCGCGGGGAGGGTGTACGTGGCCGTCCCGCTCGTCGGGGTCGCCTCGAACACGTTTTGCCCGGAGCTGCCGATATTGACGGAGGTGGCCCCGCCCACCGTGAAATTCAGGTAGAGCGTGTTCAGGAGCTTCGTGAAATTCCCGCTTACGGTCAGGCCGTTCTGGAGGATTTGCAGGCCGGTCCATGTTTTCTGGCCGCTCATGGATTGTGTGCCGTCCGACACCATCCCCGTCCCACCGGCCTGCGCGTTCGGGATGTTGAGCGTGTGGACCCCGGTACTCGTATTGGAATCTGTCCAAGACGGAGCGGTCAGGGAGAGGGACGTGGTGTTCGTGACCTTTAAGAATTGCCGCGCCCGCGTCACTCCGTTGAGCGTGTCGATACCACGGGTCGGGACCCGTTTCGCGCTGTCGGCAATCCTGGAGGCCCGGGAGCTGTCGGCGTAGCTGGCAATTCCCGCCCGTTTCGCCGTGTCCGCGATGAACGCGGCCCGGGCGCTATCTGCGAACGTGGCAATCCCCGCACGCTTGGCCGTATCTGCGATATGCGAGGCCCGCACGCTGTCCGGGGTGCTGCCGGTACTCCCCAGGGAGTCCAGAATCCGGTCCGTCCCGCCCCAGGGGAATCGCGCCTTCAGCCGGTGGCTCACCGTGTCGTAGTAAATGCGGACCCCGTTGACGGTCGGCACGTAGGGCTGATTGGCCCCCAGCAGCTCCATGAAGTACCAGAACTGCGTCGAATCGGTGAACATCACGGGCCGCACCGCGTCGAAGGATTCAATGCGGTTGGTCTGGATATAGGGGAAACGCTGGGGGGGGCGCGTTTCGAGCTGCGCGTCCGCGAGGGACACCACCAGCAGCATGAACAGGGCGATATTTACAGAGCGCCGAATGGCTTGATCTCCCAATATAAGGTTCCTGCCTCCGAGGCGTTGACGCTGAAGCTCGTCCGCGTCCGTGAAGTGTAATCCGGGGTGCAGCTGGAAAGTACCCACTCCCGGCCGTTCCCGCCGATCTTCTTCACCAGGAGGGTCGCGTCGATTTTGTACTCATTGTCCGGCATTGGGGCCTGCGGGGGCGAGAACTGCACCGGGTAGTCACCGTAGGCCCGAATCTCCAGCTTGCCGGTCCGGCGAACCGTATCCTCCTGCCCGATGGCCTGCTCGTAGAGGTACAGCAATTCCTCATTCACCCCCCGCATGAACCGGCCCGCCACCTCCTTGAGCGCGTCGAGCGTGCCGGCCTCACGGGCCTCCTTCTCGAATGTGCCGAACTCCTGTCGGCGCTTCATGTGGTTTCCTCGAGCTGGTCGCCCATCACTTCCACCGAATCGTAGAGCATGATGAACGGCTCGATCTTCACCCCGGCCAGGTCCTCGTCACTCACCGACCCGGAGAACTCCACGCTGAAGGAGCTGCACCGACCGTCGAGCTTGAAGGTCTTGCGCTTCCACTCTTTTCGGAGCGTTTTGGTCAGCATCACCTCGTCAGACCGGTTGCGGTAGATTTTCAACGTAATGTCCACGTCCGAGTCATACCGGATGGTGAACCGGCGCAGGAGCATGTCGAACAGCGTCCCCGGCGTGCTGGGGCTGGTGTGTTCGTATTCGTTCGTGCGCCATTGGAAGGCCACCGGATTGCCGTTGTGCAGCGCCACCGACCCCAGAACGAAGATTGATTCCCCGGAGATGGATTCCGGCAGGCTCGTCCGGTCGTTCGGGAAGAACCGCAGGGGGGTGTAGTCGTAGTCATGCTCGGTCCACTCGCCGGTGTCGAGGTCCAGAACGTACATAATATCACCGATCTGGAGCCGGTACT